TTATGCTATGCCTTCAGCGGCATCGGTCAGATAGTCGGTGTAACGATTGATACAGCGGTAAATTCCGCCTTGAGGATCGGCATCGTGATGCCACAGCAGTTGCTCCAGGCAGCTGAGGCGGTGCGGGCTGACCCACTCGCCGATGCTGTAAAGGCTTTCTACAAAACGGAACGGCGTTTCGGCGTCCCGGCTGTTGAGCACCTGGCCCGGTTCATACAGCGTTGACAGGCCAGCATAGCCAATCGCCAAGGGCACCAGCCAGCCATCACGGCGGCGAATATGCCACTTGATGCTGCCGTCAGGCTCTGGCTCGGCAGCAGGTTCAACATTCAGCCGCGAAAGGTCGAGCAGCGCATCCAGTGCGGTGGCCTGGGGTTGTGTTTCCTGCAGACGCTGCAGCCCCTGTGCCAACCGGTCTTCACGCAATGTAAGGGCAAAGCCGGGCAGCCAGTGTCGACGCAACTTTCTGAACAGCTCATGCCGGTCCGCCTGGGCCGACGGCCATTCCTCCAGCCGAGGCGCAAAGCGGGGGCCATGTCGCTGTGGCAGCAGGCTGCCGCCCGCCAGCCGCATGGACAATGCCGTGCGGCTGATAGAGGCCAAAAGCGCGGTGCGATCGTCTTCCAGCACCCAATCGGCCAGGGCAATGACCAGCGTCACTTCCATGTGGGCCTTACCCTCTTCTACCAACGAAGCGGTAGCACCATCCTTGTTCACCGGGTTACGCGTCAGGCAGAAAACACGGGTGTAATTGCCCGCCGGGTGATACACCTGCGGCTCAAACCGGTGACAAATTATTCCCACTCCGGCAATGCCAGCTGGCAGGTCAGCCGCCAACCGCCGCTCCAGCGCATGGGCAAAACCGGTAAACGCGGTAGGTGATGGAAACCCCCAAGTCAGTGGCCCTGATACCGCATTAGCGGCTTGAACGCGCAAGCGCGGCAGGATGAGCAGGCTATTGATCTCAGTCATGGCGCAACTCCCTGTGCAGCATGGTCAGTTCACGGTCCAGCAGACGACGCCATTCCTGCGCTTCGTTCTCACCCACCGACAACCCTTTGCCCGCCTCAAACAGCCTGGCGTTCAACCAGTTGGCAAAGCGGCTGCAAATCTGCTCCTGCCAGTCGGACTGCTGGTAACGCTCGGCGAACCCCTGATCCAGAGCGCAGCGCTGCGGGTCGAGCCAGCATTGTTCTGCGGCGTTCAGTTTGCATTCCAGGTTGGCTGTCCAGCCGGCAGGCAGGTCCCACAGTTGGGCAGCGTAGTGCAGCAAGGCGTCAAACAGTGCCTGCACCCGTCGCGCCCGGCCCTCACGCACCGGTTTGTTGTTAACGTCCTTGACTCGCTGCAGATAGCGGCGCAGATCCTCAATGCCCTCGCGCACTACGCGCTGGCTGGCAAAGCCACGGACAAAAATACTGTCGCTATTGAGGGGCGGGCGTACCTCCGGGGATTGCCATGACGGCGGCACTGACGGCAGCAGATGATTCTCGCCGTAGCGCTCACTATTGAGCTGACTGATGTTCTGCGGCTTGGTACCGCCAAACTTCTGCACAACCACATTGGGGTATTCATGATAACCGTGAGCGTGAGCGGTCTTGTTGCGCGCAGCCTCGCGTGCGGCCCTGGCATCATCGGAAAACCGATGCTCGCGCAGCGTACTCCAGACAGTGCTGACCAGTGAACTGGGAAACAACGGCGCCAGCAGATGGTATTGGCCACCTCCCAGCGGCCAGTAAAGTTGCTTGGCCAGCGTATGCGAGGCCGGCTTGCCCTTGGCCTCGACCAGCCCGGCAAAGGCACCCATCGACTCATCTGCCTTGTTGGCATCCGCCGACAGCGCTTCGCGCAGAGCCGGATGCCGTTCCAGTGCCAAGGCAAGCAAACTGCGGCCTGCCACTTCAAGACGAAGAAACTTGTAGATATCCAGGGCGGCGGCATTGCCAACAACATCCGGTGCCATGCCTTCACCCAGAATATGGGTCCCAACGCAAAGATGGCCCGCTAGAGAGTTACCAGCGCTGAACAAGTTGGTACCCCTGGCATCAGGATGGATGTACTTGATTGCATGCGTGACCTGCTGAATCTGGTTTACCCGGCGAGCCGCATCCGCCAACCAGGCCTCAGGTTCATGGGCTGCCAGCAGCTTCTCACGCTCCTCATGCTGCCCCTCCTTGAGCTTGTCGAGCTTGGCTTGCAGGCGAATTTGGATGAATTCGCCTATGACCTGCCTGATCTTGCTCACTGTGATGGTAGTACCCGTTTCTTCCATGTTTGCCCCCCTGCGTTGCTACGTGTTCCGGTTAAAGCCCAAGAGCGGCTGATAACACCATCCGTTGTCACACCCTGTTGCCGGTAAATCCAACCAGCCATAACGGCGTGCCGCCTGCTCCGGCTCCATGTCCAACTGCTCGGCCAGTTGCTCCAGCTCCGTCAGATAATCCGTCACCCCCCAGAGACTGATCCCTTGCGCCAGCTCAAGGTTGATGAAGGTTTTCAGATTGTCTGCCGGTACCAGTTGCCCTTCCCTATCCAGCAGATGCAATACCGTTTTGCCGTCATCAGGCATCAGCACATAGCGCTGACGCCCTTGCGGGTCGTAACGGAAGGGCTGCTGTCGCTGAAGTACAGAGCTCAGCGCGGCGCAAGTACGCCACCAAAGGCTGGCAGGCACCACTTTGAGCGGTGAGCCTTCGGCAGCTCCCTGAACCCATTGCCGGGTAACTTCATGTTCCAGGTCCACCAGGTTGTCTGCCGGGTCGGCATTGTCCCGCTGCCGGATGCGGCTTCGTGCATCAATATGCTGCCATTGCTCGTCGCTGAGCAGCTCGTGCAACAGGTGGCTGCGCAGACGAAACTCGCGGCTTTCAAAGCCGGGGCGGCAGTACGCCTCGGACGCCAGACCGCTACGCAGATGCTTCAGATTGGTGTCCAGCAGATAAAGGTTAGGCGCTGCGACAGTACCCGGACGATGCCGACGCACCCGTCCCGCCAATTGAATAATCGAGCGCATGGAAGAGGGCTCGACAATGCCCCAGTCGTAGTCATGGTCGCGCCCAACCTCAGCGACCGGCGTGGCCAGCACGACCAGAATGTGATTGCTCTCCGGGTGAGCATCCAGAATGTCTCTAACCGCCGCGCTGGCCCACCAGCTATCAGGCGCGTGCCGGGCCAGCAGACTGTCGAGCTGCCCCTCAATCGCCGAGCGCACCAGCAATGGGTGCTGCGAGTGGTAAACACACAAATGGATCCGAGTGTCGGCATCTGCCGGCATAGCGCAAAACGCTTGAGCTACATTCACCAGCGGATGGATATTGGCCATGCGCACCAGTCCAACACTGAAGCGCTTGCCACTATCAGGGTCGGCCATGCCGTGCGCCGCATGCAGTTCGGCAATCTGCTGGCGCAGGTGCGCGGCAAAGGCACCATAAAGCTCTACCTCTGGCAATCCCTGCTGAATGTCCAGGGGCCTGATCAACGCCTTGCGCCGATTATCCTCCAGCTGCCGGGTTTCCAGCTTACCCAGCCGCTGCGACACAAACGCCTGATGCTGAAGGAGGAAACTGTCTGCGTCGCCGTGCTCACCTGCTGACGGGGCGAACTCGTCAAACCAGGCGCAGCACACCGCTAGTGGCCGCCCCGGTTGCCCTCGGTTAGCCTGATACTGGCGGCGCCCCGCCAGATAGGCCTCGAACAGCCCCTGAATCAGCGCCGGCGGCAGGGTCGCGGACGACAGCAATACCCGGCTACCGAGCATGCCGGCCCAGTTCACCAGACGTGCCAGTGCCGGCAGGTCTTCCAGGCCGAAGTCATCCGGCTCATCCAGCACCAGATCGGAGCTCATCAAACGCAGCATCGGGGCAATCTGCTGCCCCCCACGTGTCCCCTCGGTGGCTGGCATCAGGTGATCAATGGTGCAGGCCAGCAGGGGCGCGTGGAGCAGCCGCTGGGTTGCCGGACTTTCGGCCAGCCAGCGGCTGAGCGGCCCATCGACCATGCTGCCTTCAAAGTGCACATGCTGCCACTCAGGCAACAGCGGAGCAGCCGACTCCGACCCGTTGCGCAGTTTGTGCTCATACAGCTCTCGTACCGCCGCACCACCCACCATCACTGCCAGGTCCTGCTCGCCCAGCGCCAGACGCTGGCGGTATGCCTCACCGGTCTGCAAGGTCAGGGTCCGCAGGCCAAGCGCGATACTGAAGCGCGCACCCCGCACGGGATCGGCAAGCGCATACATGATGCGGCCATTGGCCAGGGTTTTGCCGCAGCCGGTAGACGCCATGTTGACACCGAAGAAGCCTTGCTCAGCACTTTTGTGCTGTAACCCTTCGGCCAGATCGAAGGCCCTGTCTTGCCAGGCAAAGCGTCGGTCGGCGCTGCGCTGACGAAAGCCTTTGTGCCGGGCAATGCTCGGCAAACTGGCAGTCAGCTGCGGCAGGCTGCGCATAATGCGGTTGGCGTTCACCTCCACACCGATAAGATGCTCATCCAGGCGCTGCTTAAGGTTTCGCGTTTGCCTGTCAGTGTTGGCAAACAGGGCAAACTCGGCATCCCCGTAACGCGCATGACTGGGCTGGCCGGAGTAATAATGATCAGCCAGCATCAGGGCCATGCGTGCGGTGTGCATGGCATAGGCGTTTGCGCACCAGTTCACGCCAAGCAGCCCCGCCCGCCGCAACATCTGAGCTGCCAGGTTGCGGGCATGCTCGCACCAATGCCGACTGTCAAAAGGTAACCCGGCCTTGAGGTTCCAGCACTGTTTCAACTCTGCCTGAGTAGCCTCTGCACGCTCACCACACCAGCGCTTGCCAATAGCATCGGGCAAGACCTTGATGTGATTTTCCTGAAACGGTTCCGGCGACCCAGGCACGCGGTGATGACTGACGATCAGCCAACCGACCGCTTTGGCCAAAGGCGGCAACGTCGCAAAAGGACCACGATGCTCACCTAGCCCATCGCATTTCAGCAGTTTTACGCATGCCTTGGTTGCCTTGGCATCCACTGCTGCCAATCGCTGCAACCAGTGCTCGTCGCTTTCGTTATCAACAAAGGCCTCGAACAAGCGCAGGGATATCCACTCGTGCCGGTACGGGTCTGCCACCGCGCGGTTGTTGCGCAACTTGTTCTGAAAAGCCAGAACTGCCTTGCCAAAATCATGAAATAGCGCGGCAATGCAGGCGAGCAGACGAATGTCTTCGGCGCTGTGCCAGTCATCCTCATCACCGGCGCGCAGCACGTCACGCCGGGTCATATTGGTTGGCGTCGCACCCTGACCATTGAATTGCCGGGCATCACCAACAATCCAAAGCAGCTCGGTATGGTCCTTGCCACGGATCCAGTGGCAGGCGACAGCCGTGTTCTTGCGCGCCGTTTTGCGCAACAGCTTGTGCAGGGTCTGCAAGCCGGCCAGCGTGATCGGTGTCTGCCAGGTCCGTTCGCCTCGACGTTCGGCAAACTGGTCGAGGATGCGGCGGGTTTCGATGAGCGCACGCTTGCTGCATTGCGAGACCAGCAAGACATTCACTGGCTACCGTCTCCCAGCGCATCAGCGACCGTCTTGATCGATTCGATCATGAAGTCCAGCGACTCACTGCGGCTCAGGTTTTCAATACACGCCTGACGGAATTCCTGCTCCTCATCCCCCCGCATGGCCGAGATAAATGCCTGCGGCAGAATGGTGGCGTCCTTTACTAGGTCCGCAACGTCAAAGACCAGGCCACCTCGCCGCGTTTTGCCATGCAGCACAGACAGGCCATGGGGCAGACCCAGCACCCAGGTTGCAGTCGCCGCCAACCCGTAGGCCAGGTAATTGCCGTGATCAAGAAACCGGTTGGCCGGGTCCGCTCCCGAGCCGCGCTTGGCACGGGTAAAGTCGCCGTACCCTGTGGCATCAACCGCTAGTTTGAACAGCGCTTTGGTCAGGCGCGCCTCTTCGGTCAACAGCATGGTGTTGTCACCTGCCGCCTCATTCCGAGAAGCAGCCTCTGCAATCAGGTGCTTGAGGCGCTCGGCAGGCACTGAAAAGCCGGCATCATTAAAGACACGACTGTTAAGCCAAGTCCTTTCAATACGCTCCAAGCGCATGCGCTGAAACAGCTTGGCGGCCGCCAGTCGCTGGGCATCATCAAACCAGAAGCGCACCCAGGCCTGCAGATACTCTGTGGGACGATACTCGCTTTGCGGCGAGAGCCAGGCGACCTCTACATCGACCTCGTTGGCACTGAACAACGGTGTGCCGCCACCACCGCAGAACCCGACCAGCACGCCGGCTTTAGCCAGCTCACGCATGGCTGCCTGAGTAATCGATGTGCCCGTCCCAAGAAGAACCGTGGTGGTGTTGGCGATGGGAATATTCCAGTAAAGGGACTGCTTGCCTTCATCCGTCACGTACTCAACACGTCCACCATTAACCAGCACCCGGCAATGCTGCAGGTAATAGATATTCGCGCGCTTGGAGTGAAGAATGGTCTTCAGGTCTGAAGGGGAAAAATCATCCATGCGGTGAGTCCTTCACATTGTCGTGGCCGCGCTCCATGCAACCGACCCTGTTTCGAGTGTAGCGATTTGACACTACATGGCAACCGCTGTGGGACAGAAAAGGCGGCGAGTAGCCATCGACCGACCGGTCCTCCCGAAAATCAGGGCATCAGTACTTCATGCAGTGATGGCGACAATGTGAGAGCCGGCAGGATAAGAGGAATGCGGCAAGTCAGGGTGCTTTACACCTCAGGGAGCGTTGCGGACGCGACATGTCGCGCCCCTACGAATGCCGGGGCTGTAGGCTCAGGGCCGAGCAGCCTGATACTCCGTCAGGGATTATTCGGCACTGCGCGCCTCACCCCTCTTCGAGGGGCCGCCGTCGCGATGCTCCGGCGTTCCTCGCCTGCAAGCGGGCTCGGTCGAACGAGGGTTCTCACCGAGAGCTCGCCGGATAAACAAAAACGCCCAGCTAGGCTGGGCGTTTTTGTTTATTGGCGGAGAGTCAGGGATTCGAACCCTGGGTACGGTTGCCCGTACAACGGATTTCGAATCCGTTTTCAGGCCAGAAATAACGGACTGCCAGCCCGCCAACTTACTGATTTTACTGACCATCCTAAAGCGCCCTATAGGATACTGAGGGGATTATTTGGGGGAATACTCCCCCAAAATTGCACCGCATCCATAATGGCTGCGTGCCGGCAACCACGCCCGCTATATCCGCCCGATTAGCTCGGGAGGGGTATGCCAGCGGGCGATGACGCCGCTTGGCGTTATCTGTAGCGCTGGGACGTTGGTTGGCATTTGTTGCTCCGCTAGCCGTAGGCTATCCCGGCATCGGTGATTGTGATTGCTACTGAAGCCATTTTGTTAGGCATTCTTATTGAGTAGGTTTAAGACAAATCTGCTTGCATTTTTGACGCATTCAGAGTTATCGGTTGTCCAGCAGGGCAGTAATCCGAACTCTAAACTTACCGCCTCCAGTGCCTGCATCAATCCTGAATTGGAGTTGCGTCCCTGGTCTGATCATCCCGTAAGTCACGCCCTGATCTTCATATACCGGACTCACCGCGCCGAAGGTTTTATCTAAAATTTCACCAACAGCGGCTGTGTTACCCACTCTCAGACGCATACCGTTTAGACTACCAGCATTTCCCTCAATAACTTCAACTGACAATACGCGGCCACCTGCATTAAGAACCTTGGTAAGTGTTGCCGTGCCGTATGTTACGTTTGCTGCGAGTACGTCGGATGTCCACTGCCAAACGTTCCCCGGTCCGCGTCCAAACTTGTCGGTCTTTATGCGATTATTTGCCGCTGCGATAGATCGGTTGGAGACATTTGATATTCCTGATAAATCAAGCAACTCTGCTACGTTTTCAAATACGTTTAGGTCAACGTCGGCTAATTCGATTTGTCCTGCTGCCGATCCCGAAGTTGCTACTGCATCAAGTGCGCGAAGCGCCGTTTCCGTTCCTGATCCGACCCATCGCCCGCCTTTTAGACTCAGGCTTTTTACGCGACCAATGCGGAGGATTTCAGCAGATACAGGGAATGGATCGCTGTCAGCTAGGGCGGTGTTATTTAGCCAGCATTCGTCAAGTGATAGCCCGCTAACAGCGTACCCTTCTCCGGCAACAATTGGAGTGCCTACGCTCTCAAAATAACTATCGTTAAGATTGATGCCGCTACACCATCCTCCATCGGTCAGGTTTTCGCCCGTGTTATCGCCAATCCTCACGCCTTTCAGTGATGTTTCGATGGTGACCGGAAGTCGTACATTTTGACAGCCGCTGATATCCAAGGCCAAGCCCGCAGACCCGCCCGAGAGGACGACATTATCACCGCGCACGCCGTTGCAGTCCTTAACCATACGCAGTGCAGGGTTTCCGCCAATCCGGCATTGACCGTAAAACTGCCCCCGTTCACAGTTTTTTAGATTCAGACCGCGTTTAGCTGTAGTGTCCAACACAGTGCTGGTTAATGACCGGAAATTGCATGTATCTATTGACCAGTCCGGGCACCACTCAAGATTAACAGCATCGCCGCCACGGTTGTTTTCAACATACAGTTCGCGGAACTTCACTTCTCTGCGCAACTCGCCTGACGTTGCGCCAGCTATAATGGTTGCATTGGCAGTAAGGCCGCGAATCGCCAGAACATACATGCCGGGTCCAGTGATATTGGCATTGCGCGGCAATACAACTTGATCAACACCATAAGCAAAACCTGCGGGCGGCTTGTCGATAATAACAGGCAGACCCCAATTTAACGCCGCCTGCAATGCCGGGCTGTTATCCGTTCCGGAAACTAGCTCTGCTGTGTCGGGTATTGCCCCCCAATCCGACAGCATGGTTCGCGCGCTGGAGATGACGCGCAAAAACCGCCCAGTACCAGTGCCAAAAATCGTACCGTTGTTCGCCGCTGCTGTGCTCGCTGCATCCCAATAGAACTCCCCTCCACCGATATCTGTACCTGCGTAATAACCCTTTACCAGATAGCGCAAATCCTCACGTCGCACCTCGGCAGGCAACGCTAACAAATCTGCAATGCTGGCAACCGCAACAACACCACGCCCCAAAAGCGCTGCCCCCAGCGACGGGTCTGAGGCGTTGGACATATCTTGCACGCGAACAATATCACCGCTCGGGGCAACATAGAGCACGCTTGCCGCCACCTGGGCAGGACCAATATCACTCTGAACCAGCGCAGTGATGTACGCCTCTAGCCAAGACTTTGTAACAGCATCCTGCGCGTCGACCGGGTCGCCGACATTAATGATTCGGCGCCCCTTTGCGTCCCAGCGGTTGCGGGCGGCGTTGAGCTGCAGCGAGTCGCCGACCGCCTGGAACAGCTGCTGCATGATCATGATGAACTTGTCGAACGAGTCTTCGTGCACTTCCGCGAAGAACTTGCCCTGGTTGCGCAGGTCCGTCAGCTGCAGGATGTCGACGATGCGGGTGATGGTCAGCGTCTTTCCGACTGCCAATGGCGCGGCCATGGTGACGCTGCCGCCTGCCTCGTTGCCGGCGCCCTGCACGGTGTAGTCAGAGTTAAGCGTCAGCGTCTCAGCCGCCGATGTGGCGTCGTCGATCCGAAGCACAACGAGATCAGACTCCTCATTGAACTTGTACCCGACCGGGAACACGGTGGTAACGCCATTGCCAATGCCGGTGGCCACGTTTGAGCTTGTTTGAACGGTCATCTGATTTTTCCCTCGGGCATAAAAAACCCGCTCAAGGCGGGCTGTGTGCTGAAACAAAAAGCCCCGCTCTTGGCGGGGCCTCCTACTACTTACTGGTCAGTCGGTTTTTAAGCCTGTCCGGAATCAGTCGCCAGGCGTAAATGGCGAGCGAAGAGTGAATCACGCCAACAAGAAGCCATCCGGCCAAGCCGTACAGGCTTATTGCATTGGCGGTGCCAGCATATATCGAAGCGCTCAGCACTGCGCACACCGGAATCGCAACACGATAAGCGCCAATCATGGGCGCGAACAGCCAGCACGCGATCAATACCAATGGGTCAAGCAACATCGCCGCGAAGGCGGCCAAAGCTGTCAGCATCCTTACCTCGTCAATCCAAGCGGATCCATATAGTCACGAGACGGCGACAGCAGGAAGGTCTGGCCGTTCTCTTTCTCAATGCGGCGCTCCATTCTGCGCAGTGCGCCTGGGTTCAATGCCTCCTGCACGCTGTACAGGAATAGGTAATCGGCCGCTGCCCGAGTGTAGAACAAATTGGCATACGGGGTGTTATTGATCACGTAGCGGAATGATGCGGCTGCAGCGTCATCGCCGTCGCGAAGTCTGAACCAAAGGTCGACACCACCCTCGAAAGCCCCGGCTGTTGGGCCGGCAAGCGATCCGACGATACCGCCGCCAAGCCGGTTTGACTCGCCGAACAGGAAATCACCATAGATACCAAGCGCGCCGCCCTGCATCATCGCGGCGAACCATGTGCTGGCATCCTCTGGCGGGCGCGGGTTGCGCCCCTTGAGCATATCCTTTGCGCTCATGGCGCCGTAGCCGAAGAGCGTTGTCCAAAGCATCAGCTGTGCCAATCCTAGCTTTTCGCCTCGACCAGATGTAAGCGCCTGCCCCAGCTCGCGCCCCGGTGCTGAGCCGTATTTGCTCGGCGTGTAGCCGCGCCCGTACAGCTCCCGGCCTACAGACTTCTGCAGGATGGCAACCGGAAACGCCTTGAACTGGCCGATAAAGCGCAGCAGCTCGCCGGCAATGGTGCCAGGGCGGGTGCCTCGGCGCATAATCGCCCGGGTACGGGCGTCCGGCTCGATGACGGCATAGCTTGCCCGGTCTGTGATGTACGACCGCAGATTGCCGCGCAGCTCTTCACGCAGCTCATTGACTGCAGCGTCGTTTACGGTGCGGCCCTTCCCCTCAAGGTAGGCGCTCAGGCTTTCGACAGGGATGTCGTCGATTCCCTGGGTGGTCATGTACTCGCGACCATCCGCCTGCTTGGTGGCCGTCGCGCGCAGCAGATCCCACTTGCCGGCATCGACACCGAACAGTTGCAGGGTATTGCGCAGATCAGGGTTCATCTGATCCCAACCAAGCGAACGATTGTATGCCAGGTGGTGACTCATCATCAGCGCCGCAGTTGACCGCATGGTGTCTGTCCACCATGTCAGGCCGTTCCACTTGAAGAAGTGGCGCTGCATGCGGGTCATCTTGCCGCCAAGGGTGTCATCGGCACTGAACCGGCTGATCACTTCGCCCCGCACGTTGTCGAAGAAAACGCCAAGCGAAGACAGTATCTCTTTCTGCTCATCGGACTTGCGGCCGCTGACCAATCCGCCGATCAGCTCGCCCATCGACCCAAGCATGCCGCGGCCTTGATATTTCAACTCGCTGGCCGCGACCGGCAGGTCGGTAACCGCCGAGACGACAGCACCGCCCAGCTTCGCCATCGACTGCCACGCCCGGATGTTCGACGACACCCGGGCGCCAACCTGATTGACTGCAATGCGGCTGGAACCGTCGACCTCGGCAAAGCGCGTTGCCAGCATCCCGCGGCGATCATTCTGGAATTGGCTCATTGCCGCAGCATCGTCCTTCAGGTCGCGCTGCAACTCATCGAGGATAGCCGCCCAGTTCGCCTCTGGATTGGTGCCAAGCCGGCGCAATAGCCCGGTGCTCTCCCCCATCTGCATCATGCCGCCAAGGAAGGCTTCACGCAGCGAGCCAGTGCCGAACACCTGGTTGTACTGGTGCCAGGCAATGCCGTCCTTGAAGTGCAGCACTCGCTCTTGGCTCAGCTTCTTCGCGAGATTGCGCGGCCCCTTGAAGCCGGTCGGCTCTGGCGTTGAGGTTTTCAGGTGCACGCCGGACACCAAGCCGTTATAGGCCTGCAGTAGCGCATCGTCAGCATCTGCACCGGAACCGAAGGTGCCTTCGGCCAGCAGCGGCCGAATGGTGTCACGCCATTGCGGAAAACCAGCACGCTGCAATTTGTACGGGTCATGCGACTGGCGAACGATGTAGCCCGGCAGCTTGCGAATGAACGCCCCCGCCCGGTTGGCGTCCAGCCGCGCCGCCTCTTGATACTTCTGCATGATCTTGGCGATGCCAACAGCTTGCTTGCTCAACCCGTCCAATTCGCGGTCGGTGCCCAGGCGCCACAGCGCATCGGTGATGTCCTGATCAAGATCGCCCTTTGTCAGGAACGGCAACAGATCTGCTTGTTCAATGTCGTTCAGAAAGCCAGCGATATAGCTGTCTGCCAGTTGCTTCTGCTCGGCCGCAACGGAGCGACGGGCGCCAGTCCGGGCGACGTTGGTGCCAACAAGGAATGACTCAAGCCCAAGGTCAGGCCGATCAGCCCAAACGCTGCGCACGTAGCCAATGGCCTCGGCACGGCGACGCGCATTCATCGCGGCATTGCGTTTTTCGATGGCCGCCGCCAACTTCAGCTGGTTGCCCAGCTCGTCGGCTGCCTGCAGCGCGGCATCTTCCAGGCTGAGCATATCGTTGGTAGATTGCAGCAACTTGATGCGGCCCTGCAGGTCTTCCACAATCTCAGTCATTTCATCGACGGTCAGGCCTCGCCCGGACGCCTTGGCGGCGGCCTCGATGGCGGCGATGCAGTCATTGGCTGCCATGTCAGTTCCTCAGCTGGCAAAGCGCTGCAGCCCGGTAGGCTGCAGCATAGGTATCGGCATCAGCCACCAGTTCATCGGCTTCGCGCATATAGGCGTTCAGGTCAAACCCCGCTTGCTCGGCCATTTCCTGCGTGAGCGCCATATCGTCATCCAGCATCTTCTGCGCACTGGCCAGCTCCGACGCATCAGGGCTATTAACCAGTTGATCTGCCTGCTTGCTGTACTCGAGCGCATCCGGATCAACCGGGCGTTGGGCTGGGCGCTTCAGCGCCTGAACGGTTTCGGCCTGGCGCCGCGGGTCCGCCATGGCAAATACAGGCTCAACATCAACCGGCCTGCCGGTAACGGACTGAGCAATAGCCGCGCGCATGGCGCTCTGGCGTACCTGCCACGGTGCGGACTCAGCAACAGCACGCGCGGTACCGCGCAGGTTGAAGCCGTCGGCAATCTGTTTTGCTCGCTCATCGACGCGAGCCGCCACGCGATCCGGCACTTCACCGCGGCGCAGGGCAATCAAGTCCTGACGTGTCTGCTCGGCCAGGCGGTTACCATCGACGGCGGCGTTCAGTTCTTCACGGCGCGCGGTCAACGACTGACGCTCAGCGGCGATGGCTTCACGGGCGGCGCGCTCTGCCTGCTTGCGACTCAAACCCTCGCGCTGGAACGCTTTGGCCCTTACCTTGAACGTCTCGTCCAGGCGCTCAAGCTGCACGGCGATGCTGTCTGCCTCTCGGCGCACCTCACGAACATTCGGAATGCGGCCGGCGTTGAGGTCTTCCAGCTCATCGGCAAGCGTATTCGCCATCTCGTCGACGGCCTGACCTCGGGCCTCTTCAATGATCCGCGGGCGATCTGCCTCAACGGCTCGCTCGAACTGGTCGCGCAGCACAATCATCGGATCGTCATCACGCAATGCCGCATCGAGCCGGGCGGAAGCCGGCGCTTCTGCCGCTTGCTGAACAGGCGCTACCGCATCGACGTCTGCCGCCTGCCGAACGGCATCAGACAGGGACTTGCGCCGAAGATCGGACACCAAGCCGCCAACGCTATGCAGCCCGCCGCCCAGAACGCCGCCGAATGCGACGTTGGACAGGCTGTCCGCCATGTCGTAATCGGCTTGATCCTGAGCGCTTGCATACAGAACGATCGGTTCAACGATTGCCGCACCGCCTGCGCCCTGAATAGCACCAACACGCGCCCGCGCAGCAAAGCGCGCAGTGCGAGTTGTCGACCTCGCCATCAAGGCGGCATAGCGCGCCTCGCCGTAGATCGGAATGAATGCCGATGCGATGTTTACCGGATCCGCAGCTGACGCCGCGAACGATGCTGCAATCTGGATGGGAACCGTCGACGACGGCGCGTTATCCAGCACCATCTGACGCTTCATTTCCTCTTGCTTGCGCTCGATCATCAGATCCAGCGCACCCGCACGGATGCCATCGTCATCGACAGTCAGATCAACGCCTGACTCGGCAATGCGGCGGCGGGCATCGTCAGCACTGAGCAGAGGTGTTGCCGGCTCCGCCCTGCGCTCTTCGATTCCATAGGCCGGGTATGCTGGAGAGACGACAGGACCAAGCTCGGCGCGGTTGAACTCATTGATTCGATAAAGTGCATACGCCGGGTTCTCGAACCACGACTGCCCGAAGGCAGCCTGCGCCGCGTCCAGTTGCCCAGTCACCACATCATCAAGGACATTGCGATCAGGGCGAACAACCAGGCCATCGGTGTAGATCGTCATCGCGCAGAGCTCCCGGTTGCCCTGCTCGCGTCGTTCATCCGTTGGCGCCCCTCCTCGAACCGATCAAACGCCGATGGCGAATCAGCTGCGATGCCAAGCAATTCTTCCCACGACTTGGTGATCGGGTTGCCGTCCCTGCCCAGCAGCGCCTCTCCGTTGAGATAAACGGCCAGACCACTCTCGTCGGGCATGGTCACCCAATACGCATCCTCGATAGCTGACGCAACCTGTTCGCGGACAAACTCAGCGTCAACGCCAGCGGGAGCGGTAAACGCCAGGTCATCCGGCGTCACGGCCGCCAAGGCAGCATCAGCCCCGCGCTCGATCAAGTCTGCGTCGTACTGAATGGGCGCTCGCCATGTTTCCTTGACGGTATACCGGTCACCAACCAGTGCGCTATAGGCCTTTTCTGCGGCATCCTTGGCGCTGCTACCTTGCGCCATATAGGCATAGGTCAGGCGCTCTGCCTCGCCGTACATGGTGGCAAAGGTTCGCTCTCCGCCGACCTGCTGCGCCATGGTGTTACGGAAATCGACCATCGCGTCCTGCAGTGACGCCCTGGCATCGGTCACATCGGCGGATGCCAGCCCCTGCTTCAACTCTGTTGTGCTCAGCGGCGCAATTCGCGCGAGCGTTGCCGCCGTAGACCCTTCAACACCGGTACCAATTACCAAGGCAGCGCCCGGAAGGTCTGGCTGCAACTGCTGGTAAATCGACGGCCAGTGCTTGCCCCACTGCGCCTGCAGCTGCTCGATCAGCTCGGCGGCATTGCTACCGCCATCGGACGTGACTGCGAACTGGCGCACAATGGCGCTTGCCTGCCCCTTGGTCAGCAGACGCGGCTGCTCAACACCCATCCGCGCCTGTTCGCCAAGCATGGCGGCCGCGTAGGCCTCGGTGGCAGCAGGGTCGCCAGAATCAAGACCTTCGGCAGCGCGCTGCAACAGCGGGCTATACTTGGCAGCATAGGCCGCTGGATCGTCCTGCCTCTCGCGCTGAGCCGCGGTGACGGCCTGAATGATGGTGCCTTGTAGGCGCGCATCGAACTGGTAGCCGTCGGAAGCCACGCCAGAGGCGGCCGGATCATATTGCTCGACCATCTGCCGCTGCTCTTCAGGCGATGCCGTAAAAATCGCACGAATGTCAGGCGCCATTGATTGCAGCTGTTCGAACTGCTGATAGCGCTCCGCGCCCTCTTCGCCATAGGCGCCAATAAACTCTTCCCGTGTTGGCGGGTTGGCAAAGTCGAGACCGTTGGTATAGGCCGCGGATGCATCCTGAATGCGCGACGACAGTTCAGCCCTTGCAATGGCCTGCATCTGCCGCGCCTCGATCTCGCGGGAGCGAATCTCACGATCGATCAAGTTGTCGATGCGGGCTTGGGTATCGGCGTTCGCCAGGCCTCGGTTCTGGTTGAAGTAGTCGCGGGCCTGATAGGGGTTGTCGTTGACCATGCGGCCGACAGCTGCCGCCATGATGGCGCTGGTGCTGTTCAGCGATTCAACGCCTGCAACGTCCTCCGGCAGCCCAAGCCGCGCAGCCCGCGCCTGGTTGATGGCGTTGGTCTTGCCGACCAGATAGCTGATCTTCTCGGGGTCGTTGTAGTAGAGCGCAGCCGTTTCCACCTGGGTCTGCAGCTGGCCCTTCTCGGTGTCGTCGTAGAACGACTGACGCTCGCGGTATTCGTACCGGTTCAAGTCGGCATTGAATGAGTTGCGACGGTTGGCGACGATCTGCTCGAACCTGGCGCGTTGCTGGTCGTTGCCGAGCCCGGCGCCGATGCGCTGCTGCTCCTGCTCGAACGCCTCCAGCGTTGGCGCGGCAATGCCTAGGGCGTTGGCGCCTTTCTTGGCATAAACCCCGTTTTCAGGGTCAAACATCGCACTGTTCTGCCACTCGGTCAGCTGGCGGTCGGCATTCATCAGTGCCGCGGTGTCTGCTTTCTCGCGCTCCTGCTCGACGCGCTCCATAAAGCCGCGCTCAACCTGCTCGATGCCGCGCACCAAGCCTGACGCATCAGGTGCGCGCATGCTGAAGCCGGGGGCACCGATTGGCTGCTGGCGGACCTGTGGGCTTGTGTAGTCAGGAACCCGGGCCATTACATGTTCCTCACGAACGCAGGGTTGTTATAAAGCGGCTTGGACTGACCCTGCATGTTCACGCCACTGGATCCGCCGCCGAAGCCGCCAGACATTCCGAATGTGACTGCCTTCTCAACGCCCCCAAGAATCGACCCGGTAGCCGCCATATTGCCCTGCCAGCGCGCCAGCCTGCCCTGTTGCCGCTGATCCATTGCCTGCACCTTGTAGCCGTAGGCCTCGCGGGCGGCGTTGTTGATGATCGTCAGCGCGTCCAGCTCGCCAAGTGCGGCGGTGTCGTTCTGGATCTGGCCTGCCGAGCCGGTGTTTACGTCGATCCCGTTGCCAGCGAAGCCGGTGCGCTGCGAGCCAATGATCTGCTGCGTGTAGATGCGCTGCTGATCCGCTTCCTGCGAACCGCGGGCGACCGCATCCTTGGCGGCCTGATTGGAAATGCCCGCGTTTACCTTGGCCACCTCGTCCAGGTACTTGCCCTGCTGGTAGCTGTTTACGGCATTGAAAACGTCACTCACGCACATGGCGCTCTCCGCATCCAGAATCTTTGAAACATCATGCCCTTGGGCCCGTATGGCTCAGGCTCGCAAAACTCGAACCCAAGCCAGCGCAGCCAGCGAATGGCTACGGTGTTGCGTACATCAACGAAATTGACCAGTTCGGCGTGGCGCTCGAGCATTTCAGCGACCTCTGGCCGGCAGACAGCAAGAAACGCCCGCGGGTACCGCTCAACGTGGATCGTGCTGATCAACCAAGGGATACCAACGCCGCCCAGCAGGCTGTATGTGGCATCGCCAAACACCGCTACTACCTTGCCGCCAACGACGATGCGGCTGGCCTTGGTGCTGTTGCGCAGGCCGTCGTGCAACGCCTGCAGCATCGGAATGCCAAGCGCTTCGGTGATCTCGTCGCGATCCGCCTGGCGAACCAGTGGTTCGATGGCGGCGATATCTTCCGCGCGCAGCGGCAGAACTTCAGCCCTTGCCACCGGTAACCACCTCTGGAATTACGGCCAGTACGGTCAGCGGCAGCGGATCAGGCTGCTGAATGTAGAGGCGGCCCGCTTCGTCCCACGCGGTATCAATCTTGATCTGACTTGAACCGGTCTGCAGCGCCAGCGGCTGGTTGTAATACTCACGATACGGCGGCTTCTGCTCGAACAGGTTCTGCGCATTGCGCCCCGCCCAGAAGTTGCGACTGGATTCGAGAATGACCGACACGCTCGGCACGACCTTGCGGACATCCAGCTTGGTCGTCGATTCACGGTCAGCCCAATCGATCTCCAGCGTTTCAGCTTCGGCCAGGTACGGCAGGCCTGCATGCACCACGGCGGCAGGGTATTGCAGGGCGATAGCTCCAGAGCTGACGACCTGCTGCGGATGAACGTCGCCGTCAGTAAGGATCGACAGCGTTTTGCCTTCCAGATGGGCAAGGCCTGACAGCGTTGTCGCCATCAGCGCCCAGTCAGCAACCGCAACGTCGCGCAAGGACTCCGGGCATACCTCAACCAGCTGGACCGTCGCGGACGCGCCAGATTCGACGGTCACCACCTTGACGCGCACCATGTCGCTTCCGGCTGACAGGCTGATCGTCCGATCAACCAGGGCACCCGTGAACGATGAGTGTCCGATAGCTTCAAGCGTCAGCTGCTCTGGGTACTTCCACTCAACGCCGCCAGTCAGCTTCAGCTGGTGCGTCGGCTCGGTGTTGCGTCCGTCATAGGTCAGACCGCAATCAACGAAGTAGCCATCGATTGAGTTGCTGACCTGGCGTGACGCCATCCGCTCGACGTAGCGAACGGTGCTGCCGTTCACCTCGCGCTTGATGACCAGATACAGCGCATCCTCATCGCCCTCAGCGATCGAGCACACCGATTCAACCGCGCCGTCGGTAACGTGCTGATGCCACGCAATCAGCTGCTCTTCTGGCAGGAATGTCATGCACAGCAGTACGCCGTCGTCGCGGGCCGCCCATACCAGGCGGTCAGGCACCTGCTGAAACGTCCAGTCGACCAGCTGGTGACCGCGGAAAAAGTGGGGGCTGAACTTGGTCAGGTCTTCCCCAGAGAAGCCGTCAGACTCGAAGGTGTAGGCCAGCGACGAAACAACGCTGTTACGCCCCTGAACATAGATCGCAGAGTTGTTGACGATGATCGGCGGAATGCGAGAGGAACCGTTATAGCTCTGAATCTTCGCCTGAACGGTCTTCGGGGTCAGTCCGGTATCGGCGCCAGCGAACACCCATTCGCCGCCTGTGGTTAGGCCCAACAGCTCCTGCAGCTGGACCAGATGGCGGAACCGGTGAACTTGACGCGATGCAATGGTCAGGGTGATCGAGTCGTCATCCTTGATCGGCGTCGCGTACCCGAAGTTGTTGAAGTTACCGGTCTTGCTCATCCACATGGTTTGCGGGCTGTTGTCACTGCCAGCAAAGCACAGGCGCTGCTGGTAGTAGCCCACGGCGCCAGGGTAATCGCCTACAGCATCGAACGGGTTGTTCGCATTGGGCGGCGTATCGGTCTTGGTCGGCGCGATGTTGTTATCGGTGAACGTCACCCCATCGGCGCGACCGATAAAGCCGAAGATGCCGGAACCGTTGTTGTCCTTGTAGACGTTGTAGTAATCGGCCCCAGCTTCTGCATCCCAGGTCAGGTTTGCCCCGGGCTTGTTGTCGTAACTGTTGATCGAGACCGATGCGGTCGGAAGGCTTTCTTCTGGCACCTCGTCGTCCGATACGGATGTGACGACGTAGCGGTATGGGGTAGTGGCGCCGCTGCCGCCCGTCAGTACGGTAGCCGCCAGGTTGGTTGGAGCAACGATTGACGGAACAAAGCTGATGTCGGCCAGGGTCCAGTCATCGTTAGCAAGGCGCGACAGCTGGGCAGGCGGATGGGCTGGATGCACCAGCGTCATCACGTCTGCGCTCTGGGTGTAGTTGAGCTCGAACAGCTCCGCCTCGGTGTAGGGCGTGACCAGCTCAAACGGCTGACCAACATCTGGGCCGGACTCATTCAGCACAATGCCGCCGCCCTGGTAGACCCGAACGCACAAATGGCTGAACTCGAGCACGTAGGTCTGTTGGTCGTTGAACTCAAACGGGATCAGTCGGGACGCGCCGTTGCCCTTGGTGCTGCTGATGAACACAGTACCCGGGCGGTTTTTGATGCCGCCATACGGCATAACGATGAAATTGCGGCACAGGCGCAGGCCGGTTTGATAACGGGCCAGGTCAACGCGGGCATAAAGGGACGGGGCCAGTTCGCCAGAGGCGAATGACGGCTGAATCATGCTAGGCATCAGTAGCGCACCGACACAAATTCGGAGTCTTGCGGCACCAGCTGCTGTTGCTCAGACAGGGCGACAGCTTGCGCCTGACCCAGCACGAACAGGTGCTGCTGGTAGGCGTTCTGGTAGCCTTCCGGGCGTGCAGTCAGGCCCATAGCCAGCTCAGCACCAAGTCGCCAAGCCAGCGCGGACACGAATAGCGGATCGAAAAGGGTCGTGTCTTCCACCTTCACGGTGTAGACCAATTCGGCCTCTGGCTGATTGGTGATGATGCCGCGGCCGGTGCTGGTGTGAATCAGGCGATACGGGATGCGCTGATCTGCAACCGGGTTCGCAACGCCAGGAATAGTGATGTAACGCGCTTTCAGGCAGTCGGTCGGCAGCTGATAGCGGTATGCCCAATTGGTGGGCGGTGAACCAATGTCGGCCAGATTGACGCGCGCCTCAGCGAACGGCCAATCGAAATTGCGCAGCAGTTCGTCACGGCAGTCCGCGTAATGCAGAGCACAGAGCTGTGCACCCTTGGTCTGCTCGGTCAGCGACTGGATCTGCTCGCTCTGACCAATGCGCGACAGCGCAAGGTTACAAATCTGAATGACACTGGCCATGGGGAATCCTTAAAAGAACGGCCCCCGAAGGGGCCGGTTCAGGGCGGGTGATCAAGCGTCCGGCAGATCGCCCGGGGTCGGCTCGTCCTGAGCCCCATTCATCCGTGCAGCTTCGGCCTCCGCCTCCGCTTGCGAACCGGTGAACTCACCGACTCGCTCCCCGGCACCATCCTTGATGCCATAGCGGCCACCGCCAACGTGAAACGCCTTTACGGCGCCAGCGTCCGTGCTCGGCTCGTCCTGAGCTTTCTGCGGCTCCTGCGCTTTAACCGGCTTGAGGTTCGAGCCTGGGCTGTCAATGTGCAGCGCCACGATCGCGCCGGGCTCGTAGAGCCGGCCGTTGATAAACGACCGCTCCAACACGCGGTAATCCTTAACCATTGGTCTGGACTCCCGCGACGATGCCGGCGGTAACCTTGCCAGTGGTCGGCGCGGTACCGGTGACGGTGTAGTTCAGGCGGACGTAGCGCTTCACATCCTTCGGCAGAGTGATGACCGGGATCTGATAGCCGGCAACCAGATCAGCCAGCGGAACGGTGACGGTCGCCAGCGTCTTGGCAGTGCCGAAGTTCGACGCACTGTCCGTCTGAATCGCAATGCTCAGGCTGGTCAGGTTGTTGAATGATTCGGTGACCTGGACCAGCAACGGAATGTCGCCAGCCTTACCAACGTCTTTGGTGTCGCCACGGTCAATAACATCAGTCGATGCGGCGGTGGCGGTGATTGCCTGCTGATTCGACAGCAGAAGTTTTGCATCAAGCAACATGGTCGTTCTCCTCGATGAGTTACAGAGAAACCGCGCCGTTAAACGACGCGGGCCTCAGTGTTGAGAAGCGCATCACAGCGCTTGATCGGCATGCCCAGAAACTCGGGAATCTTCTTGCCGGCGTACTCACCGATGGTCAGATTCACGTTCTTCGCGTTCATTGCCTGTTTATGCAGGAAGGTCTGGATGGTGCGGTTGCAGTAGATGACCGTGCGGCCATCAGCCTGCATCGAGTTGTCGATCAGGTAATACGCATCGACCATCAGTTCGATCAGATCCGCGCCGGTCGCGCCATCTTTGGTGAGCGCGGTCACGTCGATGTTCGCGATGCGAGCATTCGCGCGCCAGTCACGAACGGACAGGCCGATATCCCACTTGAAGTGGTCGCGATATGCCTGGAACTCACCGCCGTTACCGTCGCTGACGGTATCCTCGCCCAGATTCTGGTGCTTGAAGCCGGCCACGCTGCCTTTCGGGTACAGCAGGTGCGTGGTCATCTCGCCCCAGGTCACGAACCAGATCGACGCGTTTGTTGAGCCAGTGCCGCCAGCATCAACGATGTTGGCGCCAGATTCGGCAGACAGGTCGTTGTAACGCGGCGCCAAGCCAAGGAACGATTCAGGCTCGCTCTCGGTGTTGCCGTAGAACATGTAGCGCGCGGCCTTGTTGTTAAAGCCCTGAAGCTTCGCCATGTTCTCGGAAACACGGAACGCATCCGCATTGCCGGACAGGTCTGCCAGCGCCTTATCGACCTTGCCGTAGTCTTCCATCATGCCGGTGGTGTCGATAACCGGTACGGTGGTCGATTTGCTCGGCTGAACACCAGCATTGAACTGACGCCACGCAGGCTCAGGAATGCCCGAACGCATGGTGGTTTTGTGCTTGGAGCCGTCGTTGCACTCCTGGTACTCGGCATCATTGAGGATGTCGTTCTGCTTTGCCATCAGCTCGACGATCTTCATGATCTTTTTCTGGCTGTCTTCCCGGCTGAATTTGTCCAGCAGAGTCGGCATGGTTGAGGTCAAAATGCCCATGGGATTACTCCTTGATCACTGATTACTTGAAGGCGTCGACGATGGTCATTTCATCCTTCCCTTGGGTGCCGCCAAGCACCAAAGAGTCGTCAGAAATCGCCTTGCCAATGCGATGACAGAACTTCACCAGCTCCGGGTGGTTGCCCAGGCCAGAGTCGTTCAGCACTTGCCGAAGCTCAGGTGAACCGAATTGCTCGATGGCCTTCACGGCAACGGCGACATTGCTGTCGTAGTTCTCGCCGCCAAAGTCCTTATCGCTACGGATCTGTTCAGCCCATTGCTTCGATTGGTCGGCCAGAGCCTGCTGGATGGCGTCCGCCCGCTGTGTCTCAAGTCGCCCCTGAAGGTCGATGAGCTTCTGTGCTGCCTCTTGGGAAATGCCAAGCTCCTTGGCGATACCCTTGAACTCGGTCAGCACTTCGGCATCCATCTCCACCCCTTCGGGAAGGGAGAAATCAGCGTACTCGGCGGGCGATTCCGGCTTGCCCTGGTCGTCCTGCCCGGCCTTGTCCTTGTCGCCGCCCTGCTCACCCTCTGGCTTGGCCGCCTCCTGCTGCTGGCCTTGCTGGTCGGGTTGCGTGGTGGTTTCGGGAGTCAGTACCGAGCCCTCCGACTGTCCGCCCTCTGCCTGGGTCGCGGCGGTGGTGTCCTGTGCGCCACTGGCTTGAGTCGAGTCAGTCATCGTTCGTTTCCTCGCTTTCGGGTTTTGGAGCGTTCTCGTCCGCTGCGACCGCGAACTGATGCGGACACAGACGGTTTATCTCGCTCAAAAGAAAAAGGCCGACATCGCGTCGGCCTTCGTTGAAATTCATTACCCCGCCATGCGTGTTGAACACTGGGGAAAACACGTTACATCGCCCCATCAACGCCCAGACGATGCGCCGACCGCGTGGGTCGGCCATCAACCAGCGAAAGTCGGCGTCGGCCTGGCGCTGCTGCAGGCTCTGCTCCAGCTGTTTGCGTTCCTGCTGTTCCTTGTTGGCGGCATTCGCCATCAGACACCCCCGGCGATAGCGGTTAGCGCGTTCGGGCTGCTCACGTCGGTTTCAGACAACAGCTTGGCGCCCTGGATGGACTGGCTCAGCTGCTCGGCTTGCGCCTGCTGGGCCTGCGCCTCTGCCCGCTGCTGGCGGATCTGGGCGATCTGGTCATCGCTGCGCAGCATGGTCGGGGGTACGCCGATCATTGCGGCGTATTCATCAAGCGTTTGATCCATATCGAGCTTGTCCAGCACCTCTGGATTCATGCCTGCCAGGTTCCCGGCAAAGCCGACAGTGCGCTCGATGCTGCTGACGCCCAGCGCTTTCTGGGCCTGCGCGAGAATGCTGGTGTATTCGACCCGCAAATCCATGCCGGCAAGCTCTTTTGGCGGCGGCGGCAACGCTGGGCGGCCGGGCATCAGGCCAGCCCAGATCGGCGCACTCTGCTCCAGCATCAGACCGAAGGTGCGATCGATCAGCGGATCAAGCAGCTCATCGTTCAGGCGCTCAAGCACAGGCCCGAGCATCAACATTTTCTCTTCCTTGCGAACGGCAATCTCGGTTGCAGTGCGTACCGAGTCCATCTGCGACACCATCAGGAACAGATCAACGAAGAACGCCGTATTGATCTTGTCCTCTGCTGCCTGAATCTCGCCGCGAATGCCAGTCAACCAACCCGGGTCAACGGTCAGCGCAGGAACAAAGCCTTGCATACCCTGCTGCACGTTCACATAGGTGATGTCGCCGGGAACAATGCTCGCCTTCTGGTTGCGCAGCGACTCCGGCGCGATCATCGGCGGGCGGACACCCTTCTCGACCATTTCAGCCTTGCGGCGCTCCATCAGCTGCAGCGCCTTGGTGTCACCGATGGCAATCGAGCCTGGGCCGGTGCCATACACGTCTTCGCCGTTCAGCTTCCAGCGCGGCGCCATGGCCGGGAAGTCACGGAAGCCGGATTGACGCAGCACCTTGTCACGGTCGCCGTTCTTCTCGAAGTAGACCGAGCGATACGGCATGTTCTTGTTGTCCATCCGGCCGGACACGCGATCATCGTTCGGCTCGATGGCATGGCACACGTCGATCCAGGAATCACCCTTGCTGTCGAGCATGCCTCGGACGGTCTGGCTCAGCGCCTCCTGGCCGAACTGCTGGGCCATCTGGCGCGCCGTCATCCGGAACTCACGGTAAACCGTATCGACCTGCAGGCGGGCCGAATTGGCGATGTAGTAGCTGCCAACCGTGAACGGGTAGAACCGCACCAGATCCTGCTGATCAGGCATCGCCGCCATGCAGGCCGTGCCAAAGATTCCGTTCTCGCCGTAGATCGTGGGCAGCACGTTGTAGAGGTTCGACCGTGCGAACAACTCATTCATCGCCATGCTGACCTGATGCAGCCAGACCTTAACCGGGCCGTACTCCATCAAGTCCGGATCGGGCGTAGCCAGGTTGAACCACTTGCGTGATGGGCTGGTGATGCCGCTCATCATGCCCGCTTCCAGCGCCCGCGCCGCATAGGTAGCGCTTGCATTGATGATCTTCTGATCGCGGCGCTCGCCGTTGTTCGAATCGCTCAGACACCAGCGCCCGGTGCGTGGCTCGATGTAGTCGGCCAGGTCTCGCCAGTTGCTTTCCCAGCCGCGCGCACGCTCAGCCTTGAGCGCTTGAAACCGGCCGTCCAGCTTGTCCCGCAGCGACTGAGCCATTGATCAGGCGCCCAGCAGCGTTTTGCGGCCAGTGCTGGCCGACTCGGTCAGCCCGCCTGCGCCGGTCAGGATGGTACTGCTCTGCCCTGCAGCGGCAGCACGGCGGCGGCGCTCATCCTCACGCGCAGCAGATACACCGGCATCAACCGCGGTCGGTGCAGGGTCCGGCGCCTTTGGCGGTTTTGGGGCCTTTGGCGCATCCATCCCGAGCACACCGGTCACGCTTTTCACGACCTTCTTGATTGCGCTTCCGCACATGGTCAGTTGCCTCCGTAGGGGTCGTATTCGGACCGCATGCCGGTCCCGTTGTCGCCCTGTGCCTGCTGGTTGCGCTGCACAGGGAACGTGAATGTCAGTGCCAGCGCGTCGGCATCGTCAGGGCTGACGCCGATACGCTTCTTGATGTCGTCTTTCTTCTCCAGCGCCACCTGATCGCGCTGGTTGTGGCTGTACAGCGGGCTTGTCAGCTCTTCTTCCAGCTCTGCAGAGTCGTCGATAGCCAGGCCAGCACGCAGCGCCTCGCGCATCTGCCACCAGATGTAAGTGCGCATGTTGGCGTAGTGCCGATCAGGGGCGGCGCTGGCGAAGTTGACATCGATCACCGGCACGCCCGGCATCAGCCGTCGCAACTGGTCGGCTACCGGGCCACCAACGCCTGTCGCATCAACGAACACCGCGTCCGGCTTGTGATCCTTCACCAGCGTGCACACCTTGGCGATGAACAGCGTGGTGTCGCGCGTCTCAGCACCCGGGATCTTGATCGGCTTGATGCTTTTGGCATCCATGCCGCGCCGGAATCTGATGACGTTGTTGTCGCTACCGCCGCGGGCAATGTCGATCCCGCAAATCAGAGCGTCATCAAGGCCGAATGCCGCTTCGCGTCGCTGCGCTGCCGCCGTCCAGTCAGACGGGATCAGTTGCAGGTCAGACGCTTTCGGGAACTTGCCGCTGACCCGGATGCGGACAAAGTCGCTGTCCTCGCCGTAGTCATCGATCCACTTCTGGATTTGCGCCTTGTTGGTACCCTCGACGTTCCTGCTGTCGATCTGGCGCGTAATCCAGCGGTGCTTGTAGCGTCGGAAGCACTCGCGGAACCGGCCGGTGTTACGGGTCGGGTTGCCGAATGCAATCCAGATAATCTCGGTGTTCTCGTCGGTCAGCGCCCCTTCGGCCACTTCCCACACCTTGTCAGCGATGTTCGACGCCTCATCGAACACCAGGACGATGCGCTTGCCATTGTTGTGCAGGCCCGCGAACGCCTCTGTGTTGTTCTCAGACCACGGCACCGCATCAGCCCGCCAGCTCTTTTCGTGGCCAGGGTCGTTGGCGTAGATCGCCGTCGCCGTTGGTTTGAACCAATGCGAGTTGATCGCCAGCCTGAACCACTTCGCCAGCTCTGGGCCGGTCTTGGTTCTCAGCTGGTTCTCTGTGTTGGCCGTGAATACGACCTTGCAGTCCTCGCAGGTCGACATTGCCCAATGCAAGATCATCCCGATCTCTGCCGACTTGCCGATACCGTGACCGGATGCCACCGCAATCATCAGCGGTTGAAAGCGTGTCTCCGGGTTTTGCAGGTGGCCGGCGATGTCCTGCATCACCCCCTGCTGCCAATCCCGCGGGCCTTGCGCCTCTGCTAACTCGCCTTCGCCCCATGGGAACGAATACAGCGCGCAGCCGAGCGGGTCATGGGTGAACTGCGCCAGATCCTCTACCAGCTGAAGCTCAAGGTCTTCAGGGCTTGGTGCTGACGCGCTCACGGGCTTTTTTCATCCTTTCGGCTAGGCTGACATTCACATTCACGTCAAGCTGCTCGCGGAAGGCGTTCACGCTGACGTGTTTGCCCAGCAGCTCAAGGTTCTTAACCTTGTCTGGCCATTTGATCTTTCTGATGACTGTCTCAATGTCTCCCGTCATCAGTTCTTGCAGATCGACACCGCTGATCGACTGGCGCCAAACCTTCGGCCACTGATGAATTGGCAGCGCATTTCCCGCGTTATCGAGAATGTCGGCAATGTCCAGCTGATCAATGTCAGCCAAGCGCCGTAGCACATAGTCGGCATCAATCGCCGTGCGCTCTGAGCGCTTCTCCTGCAGCGCCTGGATCAACTCCAGCACCTGCGACTTCTGCATCAGCTGATACGCGATGGACGATGCCGAGCGCTTGCTGTAGCCGGCCCTGATTGCCGCGTCAGTGCCGTTGAGATCCTTCAGGTACTCTTCGCAGAACCGGCGCTGCCTGCTGTCTAGCTTCTTACTCGCCACTGATACATGCCTCTCTGACCCAATCCTGCAGGCCAGCCAGTGCGTTCTCTGTCGTTAAGAGCTGGTCTCGGAGGGCGTGATAAGTTGGTCGAGCAGCGGGATTGAGCTCGGCTGTTCGATCATCAGTCTCGCTGGAGGGGCTGGCGGCTTCGGGCATTCCACCGGGACATACTGCGTCGACGTGCAGCCGCTTGCGGCCAGCAGCAACATCAGCAGCAAGCTGGTCATTGTCTTGGAGCCCATCCTGCAAGTCCTCTGTGCTGTTGCGGTCTAGCTCTTCCAGATCGGACATCAGCTCGCGCTGCAGCCGCATGGTTGTGCGCAGGCTGCTGACTACGTTGTTCGCTATGTCACGCTCAGCCGTCACGCTACCGAGCGCTTCGGCCTTACGGTCGTACTGCCACCAGAGCGCGCCCAGGGCGATCAGTAGCGCGATCACTGCGCTGATCAGAACTCGCACCATTGGATAGCCCCTCAAGACAGACTGCGCGCTCAGCAGCGCGGCGATTAACAAGGCCCGGCAGCTGGCGACCCTTTGCATAGACCCAGCGTGGCAGCTCATTGCAGGCGCCAACCCAGTCGCCGGCCTTGGCTTTGCGCAGCAGTGTTGAACCGTTGAACGCACCTGCGCCGACGTTGTAAACGAATGAACCCAGAGCCGCCCTGGTCATTGCCGGGGCGTTCGGTAGCTGCTGATCAACAACAGCCAGCGCTTCGCCGAGGTCTTCCCTCAGCAGGCGCTCGCACTCCTGCGGCCCCAGCGCCTGACCAACAACAGCGGTCTTGGTGTGGCCGTAGCAGATGGTCGGAATACCTACCGGGTCCAGGTAGCCAACCAGTTCCCGCCCCTCGAAGTAAGCAACCAGCGACACCGCAGCAGCAAGGCTGCCAGCCAGTACCGCCTGCCGAGCCTGTATCACTCCCGCCCCAGCCTATCGATGTTCGCGTCAACCAGGCGCTGCTCGCGCTGATCCCGGCGATGCTGGTACCAGACATTGACCCCAAAGGTCAGAATCGCCGTGATAATGCCGACGACGATGCCCCACTCCGTCAGGGTCAGGCCCGCCAGCACGCTTACTGCTGCGCCACTGTACGACGCGCCTGTCGTCACTCGATCAGTCATAGTCCGCATTCCACTGGCCCTCACGGGGCGGAAATGAAAAAGCCCGCTCAGTGGCGGGCTGTGAAAAGGGCATAAAAAACCCGGCGCGTGGCCGGGTTCTATGTTCGGAGCGGTAAAACCGCAATGTAGGCACAAAGTAACGATTCCATGGCGCCACGTCAACGAATGAATGAGATACCGTTCGTCGGCATCGTGAAATTCTTTTCGTTCTCTGCTTGCGCATTAGGAACAATGTGCCTAATATAAACACATGCCAGCCACAACGGCGAGGCGAACCCAAGGAGATACACCATGATCCGCCCAAGCAAGCAAAAAGCACAGCAAGCCTCAATGACCGAAGCCCATAAAGCCGCGCTGGCAGAACTGGAAGCCCGGCGCCACGAAGAAGGCCACAACGCTCGCGTTGACGCATTCAACGCAATGATCACTGCCGATCTTGGTGCTGAAAATGTCGGCTTCATAGTTCGCAGCTACAACTGAGGGTAAGGCCATGAAAACTGCACAAGACATCATCGACCTGATCAAAGAAGCCGGCGCTGAAGATGCACAGGCAATCCGCGCCACACTGGAAGACGGCGCTGCCCTGCTGGCCCTCGGCATCACCGACGAAGATCAGCAGGCTGTAGAGCTGGCCCACGACCTGATCGGCACTGCTAAATACATCGAGAAAGAGCAGGACTGGCAGAACGAGGCTACCCGCTACTGGTTTGAAGTAGATGGCGAGGAGTACGCTGTCGTTGAGAGCGGCGGGCAGAGCAGCATCATCGGCAAAAACGGCGACGACGTTTACGATAGAGCGCTCGAATCCAGCCTGAAAAGCCGCCTGATCGTTACAGACGAGATGCGCGCCGAGTGAAACCTGACGCCTCAAACCACAACCCAGACCCGCGCTACCTGCGCGGGCTGCTTGAGGCCGCATCCGTCAGCCAGCGACAGGCTGCACAGCTGCTCGGCATCAGCGACCGCGTGATGCGGTACTACCTGAGCGACGAGGGCAGCGCCAGTTTCCGGCCGGCGCCGTACACCGTGCAGTTCGCGCTGGAGCAACTGGCGGCCGAGTGAGCTGCCAGATTTACGCCGCTTCCCTTAATCGGTCGATACTCCCCTCAACGTATGCCCTGCCAGCCAGCAGCAGCTCTGCCACTTTCTTGCGGTGGATGCCCAGGACAATCCCGACGCCGTGCATCGTCCTGCTGGTGCAGTAGTAAATCCGCAGGCAGTCCGCCATCTGCTCATCGCGCCGCCACATGCGGGCGACGATAGCGTCGATCATCAGCGCCTCGTCGTCGGTGATCACAGGCGCCGGAACCGAGTCCTGCGCCACGTTATCCCGCATCAGGGCGAACATCGGGCTGGTGTACCGAGGCACCCCGGCTTGATGCCATACCCAGCGCCCCCAGTTGGTCAGCAGCTCTTCCGCGTCACGCCTCGCCATGTGCCAGCTCCCCCGCTGTAGTTTTATCATTCGCCCGCTTGAGTTCCCGCGTCTTTTCCCGGTACTTGGCCTTGATAGCCTTCAGGTCTTCGATGGTGTAGCGCTTGGCCTCATGCAGGCCTTCCAGCCACTCAACCGAGGCCGCGCCGATGCGCTTGATCAGCCTGATGCGGTACTCAACGGCATTGCCCGACAGGTTGCGGTTGCACTTGACGCACTGGGCATGGCAGTTGAGCGGCTCGAACCGGAGTTCCGGACAGGAACCGGTTGAGCGGTAATGGCCCGCATCAATACGACTCCCGGTCAGCAGGTCGCCGTTATTCGGCAGAGATCCACAGCTGATGCACGGCAGCCCTTTGTCACGCTCGCGTATGTAGGCGTTGAATGCCGCCTGAGCCTCGCGCAGGTGGTCGCCCTTGGTCTTGAGGCGCTGCTTCGCCTCCCGGCTCTCACGGCGCTCGCGCTTGGACTTCTCCGCTCTATCCTTCTCCTGCAATGCCCGAGCGAGCTTTGCGCCGCACTCCGGCGAGCACCACGCCTCGAAATGACGACGCGGGACAAACTTGTTTGAGCAGCCTCGGACGGCGCATGTCTTCGGCTTTCCGCTAAGGGCTTTCATGCGTCCACCATCAGCGGCCAACCCTGCTCTGCCGACCACTGCTCAATCCGTGTCATGTAGTTGCCGAACTCCTCGACGCTCAGCTTTGCGGTGCTGATGCCGATCTGGCCGCCGCCTGGCAATTCCTCGATGCCGATGAACTCGCGCTTGAAGTGCTCGTGCCATGCGTCCTTGCTGAACTGCTTGCCATCGATCCAGGCAATGTCCGACAGCTCCAGCAGCAACGCCCAATACCGCTTGTTCTGGTCAATCGAGCGCTTGGACTTGAGCGGGCGCAGCACCAGTTCGTAACCGGTTCCGGCGTCACGCATCAGGCCAGTTACCAGGTCATAGGCCGTGCGGAACGCCGGCTTGATGCCTGCTGCGCCCTGAATGCGGAACGTGCGACTAGCCAACAGTCACCCCCTTCACTCGCTCAATCCCGAACCGTGCGTGACAGTCCGCCGTGACGGTCTCCAGCGTCACCGGATCTGGATAGATCACGCTGCCGCGACTGCCGTCGTGCAGCTCGAATCGGAACAGGCGGCTCATACCGGCAGCCCCGCGATAATCACCAGGATCAGCAGTGACAGCAGGAGCCAGCGGGTGGCGGCGTATCGGTCTGTACGATTTTCCTTTGTCAAAACCGAACCTCCTCTGCATCCGGAACGCGATAGGTCGCCGCCAGCGGAACAAATCTGGATTTATCGCCTTGGAATGCAGCGCGCACGGTGCCGATTTCGCCGTCCCGGTTCTTGCGAATCAGGATCTCGGCAACGCCGCGCTCTATGGTGTTGGGGAAATAAACCTCGTCTCGGTACACGAACAGCACCATGTCGGCGTCCTGCTCGATAGCCCCGGACTCGCGCAAGTCGCTCAGGACTGGCCTCTTGTCTGGGCGCGACTCGCAGCCTCGGTTGAGCTGACACAGGACGATCACCGGCACCCCAAGCTCGCGGGCCAGCAGCTTGATCTGGCGTGACATCGTGGTCACGTCGTCGACCCGCCCATTGCCGTCGCCCTCGATCAGCCCGAGGTAGTCAATCACCAGTAGGTCCAAGCCGCCCATGCGGTGGCTCTGGCGGCGAGCAATCGAGCGAATGCGCGGCATGGTCATTGACGGCACGTCTGATACCGCGATGGACGCATCACGCATCTTGCGGGCGGCCATATTCAGTTCGGCTGAACTGTCGTGGCAGCACGACCCGTCCTTGACGCTCTTCAGCGAGATACCGCCCACCGATGCAATCAGCCGGTCAACCAGCTGCTGCCGGGTCATTTCCAGGCTGATCACCAGCACCTTGCGCTTCTGGTTGATCGCCACGTCAGACGCGACGTTCATGGCAATGGTGGTCTTGCCCATGGACGGCCGACCGCCCAGAACGATCATCTGGCCGGGCTTCAGGCCCTGGGTGTAGGTGTCCAGATCCGGGATGCCGGTCAGCAGACCGTCGACCTTGATACCCTCCAGCGTGCGCTGGTGTCGGCGCTCCAACTCGTCGACGTGCTCGCGCATGATGTCGGCGATCATCTGGCACTCGGTTTCACTGCCAGCGGTGTCGATGGCCATCACCAAGGCCTGAACCTGCGCCACCTTGTCCTCAACGCTGGAGCTGCTGGAGGCGATGTCGTGAATGCTGCTGGCCACATCCGCGATCTGGCGAGCCACGGCACGGTCACGAACAATTCGGGCGTATTCCTTGGCATTGGCCACGCTGGGCGTGTTCATCTGCAACTGGCCGGCGTAGGCAATGGTCGGCCGACCGCCATCGAGCATCGGCTTGGCTTCGCCCAGGGTGAGAATGTCCACCACGCCGCCAGCATTGCGCACTGACAGGATCAGGCGATACAGATCGCGGTTCTCGGCGTAGTAGAACGCCCCGGATGACAGGTCGTCGGATAGCACGTCGATCAGATGCGGCTGCTGGATCATCGCGCCCAGCACGGCGTGCTCGGCCTCCGCGCTGTACAGGTCAATCATGGCGCTCCTCCAGCGCCCGGAAGACGCGGCGGCTCACGATGGCCTCAAGACGTGGAGTGACGTTCTCGCCCATGTAGAACACATGGTCAGTGCGGTTTGCGCGCAGGAACACAGATTTCCAGAGCGGCGAGTTCTGGTGCGACTCGCTCTCCCGCCAGCGCTCGACGATCATGGCGCGCAGCGTCTGGTCAGATTCGACAGCCACTTGCGGCAGGTTCGGGCAGGTCTGGTGGTACAGGGCGATGATCTTGTCGACAGGGACGCCGGTTTCGTCTGCCTGTTCCGCACCGTGCGCTCGTCTCTGAGCCAGACGCTCGGGGAATATGCCGACCCAGCCGCTCTCGACGGAGAGGTTAACCACCGCGTCAGCAGCAACCTGATCAAGACTGGCGAGCTTCTTGGCGATCAGCTCACAGGCTCTCAGGGTGAACTTGGTTTTACCGCCCTCGCGCATTTCGCAGTAGCCAGCCCAGACATCAGCCGACACGTTCTCAGGTTTGGCAGTCAGCGGGTCGAACTTGGCGGGTTTCGGTTTGGCAGGTTTCGGTTTGGCAGGTTTCGTGGCGGGCGTGTCGTGCGTGCCCACTACTCCGTCAGGAGCAGTATTGTATTTACTGTCTTTATAGTGTGTCGGAAATGACACTAAGGACGTGTCAGTTTTAACACTCTGTGTCGTTTTTGAATCGCCCTTTTTCTGCTCGTTTTTTGGGTCGATTTTCCACTGATTTGGTGCATTGAAACCAATCGGGTCTTTGCTCCCGCCGTGACGGTAAATCACCTTCTGACGTAGCAGCGATGTGATGATTCGTGAGACGTTCTCACGGGCAATCCCTGACAGCTTGGCGATGGCTGCGGCGTAGATGCGGGCCTCGCTGACGTTGAACCCTGCAGTCAGCCGGTGAATGGCCAGAGCAACGCGCAGCTCTCTCCCTGACAGCTCTGCGCCTATAAGGGCCTCGTACAGATCGTTGTCCATCCGGGTGAACCCCTGGGACTTGCTGAGTTGGACGATGTTGGTCATACTGGCTCTCGCTTAGTGTTGATACCGCAGACAGCTCCAACTGCCTGCTCGGAAGCCCGAAGGTGCCCATCACCCTCGGGCTTTTTCTTTTCCGCCAATCCCTCGTAGTACTCCGCCAGATCAAGGTGCAGACGCTTGCGCATGCCGTTTGAATGGTCTGCCAGCTGCCGTGCAGCTTTGGCCATTGCTGGGTATTCGTAGTGGGGTTGGCGAGTCATTGGTCAGCCCGCCTTCACGGCATCAACCAGAACATCAATGCTCTGCTTGGCCTCGCCCGCTTCGCGCAGGATCTTCTGTCGCTCGATCTGCGATACCCGGCCGTCATCCAGCGCATCGGTAACCGCTCGGGTCACATCGGCCACCTCGGCGCTCATGTGCAGCAGCGCGCTGGTCAGCTCCTGCGCCGCTGGCTTTTCCTTCGCCACCAGCTCATACCCGAACGCATCAGCCAGCGCGGCAAGCGGGCGCATGTCGCCGCTCAGCGCCAGAATCTGCAGGAACTGTTCAAGGTTCAGCCTGTGGGTATCGTCATTCGGGTTTACGCGGTTCAGCAGGCTGGTGTGGCTGGTGCCCATTCGGTGCGCCAGTTCCTTCGGGCCTGCGTCCAATACCGTTTCGTGAACCGCTCTCAGCACTTCGTCCATGCTCGGGAAACCTCTGTTGGTTTGTCGTGGCGGCATGGCAAAGCCCCTGCCACCATGTAATCGTGGTCAGGCGGCTGTGCCGGTGGCGGTTACTGGCTCGTCTTCGCGGCGAGCAACAAGCGCGCCCTCGGACTCTTTCTCAAGCACGCACTGCATCGGGTACGAAAACCCACCTGCAGCTCGGCACTGAGAAACGCGGCCGCTGGACACGCCAAGCGCATCGGCAATGGATTTGCCGGTTTTGAAATGCGCCAGAGCTTCATCAAAGGTCATAAGCACCTCCATTCATCTTTGGCGAGTTTAGAAAAGTTAACCGATGCTTGCAAGCAATGTTAACCGCATGGCGTTTAGAATCCTAAACATGACCATTGCAGACAGAATTGCCCTCCGCCTGGAGGAGCTGAAAATGACCCCCGCCGAATTGGCGAGGCGTATTGGCGTGAGCAAGGCGACCGTTTCGCACTGGCTGAACGGGACCACTGGCTTGAAGGGCGAGAACCTGACAAAGGCTGCGGCAGTGCTGGAGTGCTCGCCAACCTGGCTGCAGACAGGCAGATCGTCACGACGCGATGACGCGCCAGAAGACGCCCCGAGCGATAAGGATTACGCTTTGATTCCGCAGTACACTGCCCTTGGCGAGTGTGGGAATGGATACCTGAACGATCACGCAGAGATAAAAGGCGGGCTGGCCTTCAAGCGCGACTGGCTGGCCAAGATGAAGGTGAAGCCAGAGAACCTCTGTGTCATCTACGCTTCCGGCGCCAGCATGGAGCCCTATGTGATGGAGGGCGATGTAGTGCTGTTCGATCAGTCAGACATAACCCCCAGAGATCGGCAGGTTTACGCGATCCGGCGCCCTGATGGCGACATCAGCATCAAGCGCCTGGTACTTGGCCTGACTGGCAGCTGGATCATTCGTAGTGACAACCCAAACAAATCTGACTACCCAGACGAAGCACTTTCTGCCGACGCTGTGCATGAAATGCCGATTATCGGCCGGGTGATCTGGCGCGGCGGGGGGATGATGTAACAAGGAGGTCGGTTTCTTGCGCAGCTTTGTCGTTTTTATCGGCGGGTATGCCGTTCTCATATTCGCCAGCATGTCTTGGGGGTTGGCGTTAAGCCCGCCTTACTCTGCGATTATGGCCGCAGCCACCTTCATCACTGGCACGTTCGTGCTGATATCAATATCCAGTGATTACGAAGATGGCAGGATCTCGTCGATTGCCGACGTTAAGCGATCTATCTTCGAGGCTGGCGGCTTATTTTTGAGCTGGGCTGGCGGTCTGTTATGCATACTACTGGCCTCCTCTGCCTTCATCCTGCTGCATGAGTTGGTAACGTAAGCGAACACCCATAAAGCTAAAGCAGAGCCCGCCCCGAGCGGGCTTTTTTGCGCCCTTCTCCAACCCGCTTCGGCGGATTTTCTTGTGCGATGGTTAAGCCAATCAAACGCTCGCCCCAGCGCCCCAACCCAATAAAGTTAAGTTTTCTCAACAAAATGCTTGACGCCTATCGTTAAGTTTTCTAAATTCACTCCCAAGCCAGCACCAACGGCCAGGGCCAGACCCGACGTTCTTTCACAAATCAGGATCTGCGCAAGGTGATCCCCGAAAGGGTACAGAGCGCACTACAAACTTCACCTTCCATGCCAGCTCTGGAACTGGCCTGTCTCCCACATGCGAGGCAGCGAAGTCACTCAAGCCAGTCGCGAAGAACCCAGCAGGTGACGCGGCCAGAGATATGAATCCGGCGACGCGAGTGATGGAGAACAGATTTCCTCGATGGCCTTGGCAACAGGGCCATCCGGGAAACACCAACCGGAGAACGACATGAGCAACACCTACATCGGCACCAAGCTCATCAAAGCACTACCGATGAGTCGGCAGGAATACAACGACTACCGCGGCTGGGAGCTTCCAAGCGACGAGAACGGCAATGACGCCGGCTACCTGGTCGAGTATCTGGACGGCGGCCAAGCAAACGATTCTCGCCACGCTGGTTACATCAGCTGGAGCCCTGCGACTGTTTTCGATAACGCATATCGCAGCACTGATGGCATCAGTTTCGGCCTTGCAATCGAAGCGATGAAGCTGGGCAAGAAAGTCTGTCGCGCAGGCTGGAACGGTAAGGGAATGTGGGTCGCCATGTCGCCCGGCAGCCAGTTCCTTCCTGAGCATGCAAAACCGGGTCACGCGGCCTACCACATGGCAGCTGGCCGTACCGACCCAATCAACCTCTGTCCGCACATCGATATGAAGGCTGCTGACGGCTCTCTGGTTATCGGCTGGCTTGCGTCGCAGACCGACATGCTGGCTGACGACTGGATGATTTTGGACTGACCTCCTCATGCCGGTTCATTGAGCCGGCATCGGGAAGCGAAACAGGGGCATCACATGAAGATCATTCGAATAATCACAGAAGGCGTGGCGACAGCCTCGGTAGTCACGCTCGCAGTCATTGGTGGCGCATTCCTTTGGTCTGCGATCGCCGGACACCTGATTCTCTGCACACCCTGACAGGAGGTTGCATGAACACTGACACTGATTGGGATTTCTTCCCAGAAACCACCCCCGGCCCTGCACTGATTCACGGCGCGGCGCACTTCACCCAGCTGGAATGGGTTGAAGAGGTTTACACGGTATGCCGAGGCGGTCGCCATCTTCCGGCGATCACCCATCGCTACCGGGTGACTGGTCACGGCGTCCGGTGCGGATGCAATGCCAAGCACCACGTCTGCACCAAGCACTGAGCACGACTACCCCAGCCGGCGGAGGGGCATATATCACCGGCAGTCAGGGCGCGGAGTCCTACGCTTGAGCATCCGCCCGCGTGACCTGGTACCGGCCCCAGCAGCGGTATATCTGCTGGGCATCGATTAGCACCCTGGGCAGGGTTGAGAGCTCTCGGCCGCCACGCCATCCGGGCAGGGTGCTATTCGATGAGAAAGTTCGGCCCGCCCTTCAACTCATCTAAAAAAAGACAGCGAGCGGCGCTTGCCCAGCGATACAGGGCAGAGCTGACCCACCATGCGTGGGCACAGTAACGGCACCGCCTCCGGGCGAGGCCAGCAGCCCGTGCGACGGGCTCGCGCTGCGACATATTCGCGTCATAAAAAGGCAGCGCACCTATCAACGATTTCGGCGCCGGGCTGGCAGCGTACTGCCGTAAACACGTCGTTTCCTCTATGAGTCGGCTAACGAGAGGACGGGAATCACCCCTGTAATGAGGCGGTAACGCTATCCGCGAGACTGGTGATTGACTGTGCTGCCTGGCGCCGCTGGGCAGTTCACTGGCGAGACAGCCGGGAGAGACCGGCACCAATATCGAACACCGTGCAGCGAGAGAGCCCCGGAAACGGGAAGCCGGCACCAAGGCCCATAACTGGTTTGTGGGAAAGGTGTCGCCGGGCGGCAACCGGCACCCACCACACTCTTTACCCCGCTCCGGCGGGGTTCTTTTTCCCCTTCCCTACCCAGCGCCCAGAGGCATGCACGCTATGCCTGTGGGCGTTCATCTGGAGGTCAACATGATCAATGGACAGATTTACCGCGACCAAACGGCGTATGAGCTGGCGTTGCCGCCGGCCGACGAACCCGAACCACCAAACATGGACAGCGCAATCGGCGACCTGATGACCGGCGTTGATACGGTTCTGGTCAGCTACGAAGCGTTCAAGCGCTGCGCTGATGAAGAGCTGTACGACCTGGTGCCGGAGGGCTTTTGTGTCGACCTGATCCTTGCCGCCAGCCGGTCAAGCGACCTGACCATTCGCAACATGGCGAAGGCAGCCCGCAAGGCCCTCGAAAATCACGCCGGCACGATGCTGGATGCCGCATGGAAGAAGGAGCAATCCCGTGACCGCAGCAACGACTTCTAACCCTATGTTCTGGCGCCCTGTGAAGCTCACCCGCGAGCAGGGCATGCGTGTCATTGAACTGCGCAAAGCGTTTCTCAAGGCCGGCGCGAAGCGCGATCTGAACGACTTGATCGTCGCCGGCCGCGAAGAGCTGCGCCAGCTGGTCGACTGCGGCGCCATCAGCCACCGCGAGCATGACGATCTGGAAATGGAATACAGCCGGTTGTTCTCGGCCCGCCTTCTCCAGTTCGTCCCGCTTAACCAGCCAATCAAGACTGCGCCTGCGGCCAATGAGCCGGTAGCAGCAGATCCTGCACCGCGTCGCCGCATCAATTGGCGGACGGTTGCCTTGGTGGCCGCTTCCATTTCCCTTGGCTTGGTGGCCGGCATCTACATCGAAGAATGGCTGGGCGCGCTGCTGACCGTGGCGTGCTTGGTGCTGGGAGGTGATCAGTGAGCGAAGTCGCAGAAATGTACGCAGGCATGAAGAGCTTTAACAAAAAGCTGCGCGCCAAATACGGCATGCCCTGCCCTGAATGTCAGCGCCTGCTGCCGAAGGCGCACCCGAAAATCCTGCTGCCTGGGCATCGCTGCAAGATGCATCGCTACACCGACCCGCGCCCTGAGTTGACGCAGGCCGATTACGACGCGGTTTCAGGAGGTGATCAGTGAGCATCGACGAATTGAAAGCGTTGTGCGATCAGCTCGGGGCCGCTCGCAAACTACTTGCGGAGCACGAAAAGCGGCTTTCGTTGTGCCAGCTATCAGGGCATCAGGAAACCATATCGGTAAGCGTTGGCGGGATTGGCTCAGTGGCCTTGACCAGCATGGATCGATACTACGCGCAGCGCCTTATCCGAGGCCGAGAAATGATCATGCTTGGCGTAAAAAAATGCTTGGCGGAATTGGTAGACGCCCAACGAGCAGAGGTGCGTGAGCTTGAAAACGCCATAGCTGAGTCGAGGGTAGACCTATGACCCCGCGCGAACAAACCAACCGCATGCTGGCCATGGCGTACCTGAAAAGCGCCCTGGGTTCGGCCCGGAAAAATGATGGCTTTGCATTCCTGTCCTACACCCACGGCCTGATTGACGGCATGCGAGTGTCTGGGGTCATCGACGCAGATCAGGCTGGCCGCCTCAACGATCTGGCGCTCAACGCCCACCAGTGCGCACGGAGGGATACGCAGTGATCCGCCAAATCTGCCGCATGACGGCAGCCAATCTCACACTCTGGGGCTGCGTGTTTCTGCTGTACGCCCTGGTTGACGCAATCGAAATTTCCTTCAAGTAGGTAACCCACCATGAGCAATACAGACGTTGCGCTGCAAAGCGCTGGCGGGGCGCTTGCTGCCCCGGTATCGGAATCAGTAGCCCTTATCAGCGTCATCGAGCGCGCCGCACGCGACCCAGAGGTCAATATCGACAAGATGGAGCGCCTGATGCAAATGCACGAGCGCATCCTGTCGAAACAGTCCGAAGTGGCATTCGCACAGGCGCTGTCGGAAATGCAGGATCAGCTGCCCTGCATCGAAGAGCGCGGCATCATCAAGAACAAGGCAGGGGGCAAGCAAAGCACCTATGCCAAGTGGGAGGACATCAACGAAGCCTTGAAGCCCGTCCTGACCAGGTTCGGCTTTGCCTTGTCTTTCCGCACCGCCACCGGCAACGGGGGAATCACTGTTACCGGCATCCTGTCGCACAGGGGCGGACATCGGGAAACAACCGACCTGACCCTGCCCGCCGATAATAGCGGTAGCAAAAATACCGTTCAGGCAATCGCGAGCTCGGTGAGCTACGGCAAGCGCTACACCGCAGGCGCCCTGCTGAACCTGACCAGCCATGGCGAGGACGACGACGGCCAGGCTGCAGGTGGCACCGGGCAACAGGTTCGCGTCATCACCAAGGTTCAGTGTGATCGCATTCTGGCTGTCGTTAATCGCTGCAGTCCAGGCGTGCAAGGCAAGTTCGCTGCCGACTGGCCTGAGCCGAACACCATTCCCGTCTCGCAGTACGACGCCATTCTCAACTCACTCGAAAGCGCAGCGATCAAGCATCAGGCCGCGCTTTCTCGCCAGCACGCAGAAAGCCAGCAACAAATGGAGGTGCAGCAATGACCGCAACCGCAGAGAAGAAAGTGCAGCAGACCGAGCCGGAAGCTATCGAAATCGACATCAACGACATCAGTATCAGTGCCGAGCAGGCGCCGGCGATCTACGGCCACAACCTCTTGGGGCGTTACGTCGAGGCGGCAAAGGCGGCCGTGCTGAGCGAAGTGCCAGACCTGACAACGGCAAAGGGTCGCCAGCGCATCGCCTCGCTTTCAGCGATGGTGAGCCGGTCAAAAACCGCCGTCGAAAACCCAGGCCGCGACTACCTGCGCAAGCTGAAAGACCAAATCAAGCCGGTCGAGGAAGAGTTGCGCGAGTTCAAGACAAAAATGGACGCGCTGCGCGATCAGGTGCGCAAGCCACTGACCGACTGGGAGGCGGCCGAGAAGGCGCGCGAAGAACGGCACCGCGCCATTCTCCAGCGCCTGCGGAATCTTGGCTCCATTGCCGGGCTGACGGCTGACCAGTACCGGGCGCTGATCGAAGAGGTGCAGGCACTGGAGCCGACCGAGGAATGGGGTGACTTCCAGATGGAGGGTGAGCGCCTGCGCGAGCTCGCTTTGGAGCACCTGAGCGCAGCGCTTGATGCTCGCATTCAGTACGACGCCGACCAGATCGAACTGGCACGCCTGCGCGAAGAGGCTGCCGAGCGTCAGCGCAAGGAGGAGGCAAAAGCCCAGCGCATTGCAGCCGAGCAGGCAGCTGCAGCGGCCGCCGCAGCGGCAGTCGAACGGGCCGAACGCGAGCGGCTTGACGCCATCCAGCGCGCCGAGCAGGCCGAACGCGACGCTCATGCGAAAGCCGAGCAGGCCGCTGAATGCGAACGTCAGCGCATTGCTGCTGAGCAGGCAGCTGAGGCGGAAGCCAAGGCCCGGCGCGAGGCAAACCGAGAGCACTGCGCCGAAATCAACCGCACCATTCTGGCCGGTTTTGTGGCAGAAGCCGGCATCACCGAGGCGCAAGCCAGGCTCCTGATCACCGCTATCGCCAAGGGTTTCATCAACAACGTCAGCATTCACTACTGAGGGCACCATGCAAATCATCGACAACCTGGAGCAAGGCAGCCCGGAATGGCTGGCGATCCGCTGCGGCATCATCACCATGTCCGAGCTCGACCCGCTGAACGTCGCAGGAAAGTGCAAAGTGACCGGCTTTGGTACGGGCGCTCTCACCTACATGGACAAGCTGATCGGGGAGCGCATCACCGGGAAGCCTGCCGACGACTGGCAGGGCAACCGCTACACCGAGCAGGGACACGAGTTTGAGCCGGTCGCACGCGCCATGTACGCCGAGCGCAACGAGTGCGACATCACCGAGGTCGGCATCATCCTCAACCATGATTGCGGCTACTCCCCTGACGGCCTTATTGGGGCGAATGGTGCGGTGGAAATCAAAACCAAGAAGCCGCACCTGCAGGTGCGCGTGATCTTGGAGGACAAGGTTCCTGACGAGCACTACCACCAGTGCATGGGCGGGCTATGGATGAGCGAACGTGAGTGGATCGACTTCATCAGCTACAGCCCAGGCATGCCGCTGTTCATCAAGCGCCTGCACCGGGACGAACAACTGTTCGCCAAGTACAAGCAACTCACTGAAAAGTTCTATTGGCACCTGGAAAAGCGCATGGAGAAGGTTCTCGGCGTTGATCTGGGCCTGACCGCATAAGGGGAAAACCATGGCAAAGGGTGTAAACAAAGTAATTCTGATCGGTAATGTCGGAGCAGATCCAGAGACGCGCTACACGCCATCTGGGGCCGCCGTTACCAACATCACCTTGGCAACCACTGACAGCTGGAAAGACAAGCAGACCGGGCAAACGCAGGAGCGCACCGAGTGGCACCGCATCGTGTTCTTCGGTCGCATCGCAGAGGTTGCAGGCGAATATGTGCGTCGCGGTTCCAAAGCCTATATCGAAGGTCGCTTGCAGACCCGTGAGTGGGAGAAGGATGGCATCAAGCGCTACACCACGGAGATTGTCGTGGATCAGAACGGCCTGCTGCGCCTGCTCGACCCCGCGCCGCAACAGGGCAACCAACAGCAGAGCCGCCAGCAGCAGCAACGACCGCCACAGCAGCAGCGCCAGCAGTCGCGCCCTGCCCCGCAGCAGCAAGCGCCTGCACCGGATTACGACAGCTTCGATGACGACATTCCTTTCTAGGTCATAAGTCGCCGTCCCGATCGTCTGCCAACCCACCAGAAACACCCCGGCAGAACGTCGGGGTGCGGAGCTCTCACAGAATGCACATCATCAAGAACGCCATCGTTTACTCTGCGGATCTGCCGGACGCCAAGCAGCTTGGCGAAGCAATGGAGCCGCTGCGCTTCAAGGAAATCAGCGAGTGCCAGGCCAACAGCTACGGGTTCGTTGAAACCGACGTTTCCCCCAACCTTGTCGCCGAGTTCCCGGGCGGCTACTCGTTCGTGCTGCGCATGGACGAAAAAATCCTGCCCACCGGCCCGGTAAAAGCGGCTCAGAAGGCGGCTATCGACAGCGCCACGGCAGACGCCGGCCACGACTTAGATAAAGGCCGCATCGCCGAAATCAAAGAAGCGGTCTTCGCCAGGCTGGTCACAACCGCACTTGTCAGCACGACCATGGTGCGCGCCTTCTATTGGCCTGCTGAGAAGTACCTGATCGTCGCCACCAGCGCCGAACGCAACGCCCGCACGATGATGAATCTACTGATCAACGCCTGCGAGTCGGTCAAGACGACCACCATTCACGTCGACGGCGTGCGCTACGGCCTGACTGCGCACCTGAAGAACCACTTGAACGAAATGCCCAAGGACTTTGGCAAGTTCAATATCGGCGACAGCGTGACGATGAAGGGTGAAGCCGAGAAGATCGTATTCGACGTGCTTAGCCTGGATCACGCCCGCGATGGCTTGCTTGAGGCGATCCGTGCCGGCATGGATGTCGAAAAGCTGGAGCTTGAGCACGGCTCCATGTCGTTCGTGCTCAACGGCAAGTTCCGCTTCAGCAAGGTCCATTTCTTCGGCAGCGAGGCGGCAGAGGATGCGCAGGCAGAAGAAGAGTTCGCCGACATCTGGGCGCGCACCGCCCACATCGAGGTTAGTCAGTTCGCTGCGGCGCTGAGTGAGTTGTGCGTGGTGTTCGGTCGCCAAATGGACATCGAGATTGATACCCCGGCAACCGAAGCCGAGGCTGCTGACGACCAGAGCGACGACCTCTACCACGAGGCAGTCGCTTACGTTCGGCAGTCTGGCCGCGCATCCATTTCCGCCATTCAGCGCCAACTGAAGATCGGGTACAACCGATCCGCCCGCATGGTCGAGCGCATGGAAAAGGACGGCGTAGTCAGCCCAATGGCCCACGACGGCACGCGCACCGTGTTGTGAGGATGCCATGTACCGACCATCAATAAACAACGACAAGGCGGCCGACCTGGCCGCCAAGGTGGCGATCTTTACCGCCGGTGGCGGAAAAGTCATCCAGGGGCCAGAGTTCAAGCCGGTTCCGCGCCCGCCGCGAAAAGAAACATTCAGCACTGCCATCATTCGGCGCGTCCGCCAATTGGCCCGCGAAGGCAAGTCCACCCAGTACGCAGCCATGATCATCAACGACGAGAAGCTGTGCAAGAAGCCGATGACGCGGGACAGGGTGAAGCTGATAGCCCAGAAGAACGGTATCAAGTTCAACGGACTTCCGGTCGGGAGAAAGCGCTGATGGCCTGCATCGTTACCTGCACCTGCGTTGATGGCGTCAGCCGCAACACGCTCGCAAAAGGCACGCCGCCAACCAAGCCAACCAAGTAGCGCGTGAAAGCCTGGCTGGTGCTGCCGTCCGGAGTCAAGCAAACGCACAGCGCTGTCGTTCGCGGCGAGACAGTACACACCCTCGTCCCCATCGTCGGGGCGATCATAGATAGCCTGATTGCTGACGCGGGAAACCAAGTGACCAGCGCTGGCTGGAGCGCCAGCACGCATTAGCGGACGCCAGACAGAAGGTAGCCGCCGTGACTTCTTCCAGAAATTCCAACTGCGCCGGCCAAGGGCGCACAAGCCTGAAAAGGATCTACCCACATGACCGCCAAACCGAAGGCGCCACCAGAGCCGCGCGTACATATTCGCGTGGATCAATGGATGACTGAAGCCCAACTTGCCCAGCTCTGGCATGAAGGCCAGCAGCGCATCAACGATGCCCGCCACGCCATGCAGCCCGAAAGCGAGGCCATTGCCGCAGGCCTGCAGTTCTGCGGCGCCTGCGGTAACGGCTGCGCAGAATGCCGCGTTCGCACCGACAACCCACCGATGATTGAAGGCTTTGAGCCCATTGGAATCGACAGCGAGGGTGGCGGCCATGACTGAGAACAGAGCCCCGCTGCCCCGCACTGGCGACGACATGGATCTGCCGCCCGGCAAGACCTGTGCCGACTGCGCGCACTGTAATCGCTGCACCGCCATGTTCGGACACATTCCAGAAGACGAGTCATGCGACTGGAGCCCTTCGCGCTTCACACCAAAGATGTACCAGGGGGAGATATGACCGAGCAAGTAGAGGAACTGACCCGAGGCGAGGCGCTGGCACGAGTGGCTGTGCTGGAGGCTGAGTTGGCAGAGCTGCGCAAGCGGGTATGTGTGCCGGAGGGGTGTGTGGTGGTGCCGGTTGAGCCGACTATTGATATGTCCGCTGCCGCCCGCAGGGCTTGGTACGAATTTATTACGTTTGGAAAAGCAGAGCAGGTATACCGCGCTATGCTCGCCGCCGCCCCTGCGCCTGTTGAGCGGCTTGCTACTGACGGCGGGCGCAATCAGCGATTTGAGGGGCTATTTGAAGGCGAGACGCCGGATCAGCGTGACGCTCGCCTTGCGTCTGCTGCGCCTGTTGAGCGGGTGGAGCAGGATGCGGTTGCGATGCTGCTGATCGACGACGCGACTGCGGCCGAGTCCGGTGACTGGGACATCGAGCCAATCCCCGCAGCGATTGAGAAGCTGGCGAGAAGCGGCGGCGCTGCGCTGCCCCTCTACACCACCCCACAGCCCGCACCCACTGCCGCGCAGGGTGTGGCGGGGCTGGTCAGCGTGCTTGCCGCAGTTCAGGAGCAGTTCAAGCGGTACGGCCAGCGGTTCCCTGACGGGTTCGACGGACGTGTATTCCGCTGGGTAGACGACGCCCTCGCCGCCCACCAGAGCGGAGGTGCGAAGTGAGCGCTCGAAAAACTGGAATGGGAGGCCATCAGTCTGCAGCGATGCTCAAAGATGAATGGCTGACGCCGCCTGAAATCATTGCCGCGCTCGGTGAGTTTGACCTTGACCCCGCAAGCCCCGGCATTCGCAGGCCATGGGACACAGCCAAAGACCACTACAGCATTTTTGACGATGGCCTGAGTAAGTCGTGGGCCGGACGTGTTTGGCTTAACCCGCCTTACGGTCGAGATACTGGAATTTGGTTATCCAGACTGGCTGATCATGGCAACGGCATCGCATTGATCTTTGCTCGAACTGAAACAGAAATGTTTTTCAGTCAGGTTTGGGAGCGGGCCGATGCAGTGCTGTTTCTGCGGGGGCGATTGCATTTCCACCATGTAGATGGCCGACGGGCTGCAGCAAACGCGGGCGCCCCATCGTGCCTTGTGGCTTACGGACGGAACAACGCTGAAGCGCTGAAAGATTGCGCGCTCACAGGGCGATTTATAGGACTGCAGGAGGTTGTAAATGCCTGACACATGCAAATCATTCACCGGCACCCACGGCATCTGCAGAGACGGCTTTCCCACAAACTCTGGATGCACCGGCCACTCATGCCATGCGTGCGGCTGCAGCATTGCAAGAACGCCACCGTGCATGGACGAAAACCTTAGCGCGCCGTGGATTGACGACAGCGGCAGGCCAAAACATTACAGGGGGCAGCCCCATGAGTAAGCCGGAGGTGTTGCCATGCCCGTTCTGCGGAGCCGATCCGCTTGAGCGCGCTATCGAGCCGCATACCCATAGCGGCCCACTGAAAGCGCTGGGCGTCCCTGATCACCCTGGCTCGCACGTTATCGAGTGCGGGTGCGGCGCAGGCATGATTGCCGAGGCGAAAGAGGCGGTCAGAGCCATGTGGAATCGCCGGGAGACTTACACCTATCAAGAGGCGCGATCCGGCGTGCCTGAAGTTGCAGGGTACGACGTGTTTGAAAGCGAAAGCGGATCTCATGTTTTGTTGCTGCCGAAAGAAATGGCAAAGGTTCGTTTGCGGCTTTCGGCTTCAGCAACCGCGCTCATCCGCCTCACCGACCACGAAAGGTTGCAAGCTGAAGCGGAAAGGTTGCAAGCCGCCCACGCAGCAGACAAGGCTATTCTTGAGCAGCTTTACCGTCAGAGAGATGACTACGCCATGCATAACATGGCCGTCAGACAGTGCACTGGCATCCCCAGATCTGTAGGCATCAGCGAGCCGGTAGAAGGTTTTGAAGATCGCCCACAAGATCTAGCGCCTGCTATGCGTGAAATGGCCCTAATTATTGAAGCAGACAAGGCGCGGATTGCTGCCCAGCAATGGCTGCTTGAGCAGTGCCAGCAGTCTCTACGCGAGAACAGTGAAACCTATGTCGAGCTGGATGCGTACCTGCGCGGCGATATTGACCACAGCGAGGTGCTGGCGATCAAGGCTGAACACGAAGCAGCCCTAGCCCAGCAGGGCAAGGAGGGTGAGTGATGGCTGGAAACATGGAGCGAACCCGGAAGTGGTATGGGGTACCAGCGAAGCGTGGCGGCCGGGTGGCCTACACAGGCAGCGGCAAACGCGAACTCGGAACGATCCGCAGTGCGCGCGAATGCCGCCTAAACATCCAGTTGGATGGCTGCAAGCACACCATGCCCTTTCATCCAACTTGGTGCCTGGAGTATCTGGGCAAGGAGAGTGAGGCGTGAGCGTATCAGCCGCACAGCAGCGCATCGACGACGCGCTAGATAGGGTTCTCAGGGCGTCAGGCAGCAGTCTCGCAAACTACACGATGCCCTCAACGCTCAAGGTCATGCGAGATGAGATGCGGGCGATCATGGGCGAGTCGTACATAGCCGGATCGAACGCCTGCCATAGGGCGATTAAAGGCGAAAAGCCATGAAGACCCTGCCATTCGACATAGCCCGGTGCGCCGGACGATTTGACCTGCTACCGGACGGCCAGTGGTGCCCGGAGCGCGACACATGCCAGCGCTACATGGCGTTCACGCAATGGGATCGCGGCGTAGTGCCCGACTATCGCAGCATCCGCGTGAACATGGGCGTGCCGGACTGCCGGCATAAGATCGAAGTCGAGCAGCAATAACCCGCCCGCTATATCCGCCCGATTACCCCTATCGGGCTATCCCTATTCCACTTTTACATCACCCTACACGCCGGGAGGCATGAAATGACGCAATCAATTATTCAGCCGAAAAAGCCGAACAACCCGGCGTGGAAAGCGTTTTCCGTCGACCTGAATATAGGGTTCTGCGCAGTCGGTTACCACCATCAACGCCTCAATCTGAATGTGATAAGCGCTGTTGAGGCGGTGGAAGCGGATATCGGCCCGGAATACCACCTCTCGATTAGCCGTTGCTCTGGGTCTGGGCTTCCTCGTCGGTGCTCGGCAGAAGAGGCGCGGATGGTGCTGAAGCAGTTCGATGCAGAGCACGCAACCGAGGACAACCACAGCAGCATAATCCGAAATTACTGGCTGCCAGTGAATCAGGCGCTCGTCGGCATCGAATGCGACTGCAAAGACAGCGAGGCAGCAGTTACCGAAGGCGACTTCGAGTGGCGACCACTGACAAAAGAAAATGCCGAGCGCGCCAAGCTGCTCGAGCAGCTGAACTGAGCCGGGAGGCATGACCGATGGAGCGCGAAATTATCCATGTACCTGAGCTGGCTCAGATGCTCGGGCGCACTGAGTCCGCAATCAGAACAGCCATCCGCGACGGCGCCAAGTGGTTGCCGCCCGGGTTCAAACAGGGCTCGCGGCTGTGCTGGCGTACCGAGTCAGTGCGTCGTTTTCTGAGGGAGTATGAGGAAGGCGAGCACCGGCCAGTGCGGACGGGGCGAAAGCGCCGCCAGCCGCCGACGCTTAGCCTAGCTTGTCGGCCAGGTCATGCGGGCTGAGGTGGGTGTAGCGTTTGAGCTGGGTGAGGGTTTTGTGGCCGGTGATAGCGGCCACCTCCATCATGTTCAGCCCGCGCTCAAACAGACGGCTTGTCGCCTCATGGCGCAGGTCGTGAAGGGTCAGACCGGAAACGCCTGCATCGGCGCAGGCTCTCGGGAAGTAGCTGCTGACGGAGTTCGGCGCGATCGAGAACACCTTGCCATCGATCCGCGGCGGCAGGCTGGCCAGCAGCTCACGCGCCAGCACTGACAACGGCACCAACCTGCGGTCGCCGTTCTTCGTATCTTCCAGGTGTGCCACCTTGCCCCGGATCTGATCGCGGCGCAGGGTCAGCAACTCGCTACGGCGCATCGCAGTCTCTACTGCCAGATCAATGATGATCGGCAACTCACGATGGTATTTCAGTGCAGCCTCTTTCACCGCTGCCAGCTCCTGGACGGTCGGGCGACGGTCGCGAGCCTTGCCGGGTTTCGGCATCCGCAGACTGGCGCACGGGTTGGTGATGCCCTGAATGCCCCATTCCTTTATCGCGATGGTGTACAGGTGGCTAATGATGGCGAGGTTCAGCCGGACGGTTGAGCCCGACTTGCCGGCCTGCAGCTCATCGTCCCGCCATGCAGCCAGATCGGATGAACGCAGGGTTGCGAGTGACTTCGCTGCCAGCGGATGCTCCAGCCAGCGATCAATCCGGGTGCTCTCCTGCTTTGCCCCCTTCTTATAATCTGTCACCTCTCGGCGGTACCGGCGCAGCGCGTCGGCAATCGAGGTCTGCTCGGCCTCTCGGATATCAACAAAACGCGCGCGCGACATATCACCCTCGATCTCGGTTGCCCAGCGCTGGGCTTCCGCCTTGGTGTCGAATGTCGCGGAGATAGTCGGGTAACCCTTCCGGCGTATCTGTGCACGCCATGAGTCGCCCCGTTTTTCGATGTAGGCCAT